ATGACGAATGGGAATGATCGTGAAGAGACGAAGGGCAACGCTGAGCGCAAGGTGAAGGCACGGCGCTTCGGCATCGATCACGCAAGCGGCAGGCTTATGCTCGGCTCTTTCAGCATCGGTATGCCGCGTTCGCGGATTGCGCGGATGGCAATCGGCATTGCCCTCATTTTCTGCGGATTGCTGGGCTTCCTGCCCATCCTCGGCTTCTGGATGCTGCCGCTTGGCTTCCTCGTGCTCTCGCACGATCTGCCGGTTGCGCGCCGGCTTCGGCGGCGGCTGGCGGTATGGTGGCACAGGCGGCGCACGCCGGCCGGCTGACGGTCGCCCGGGGACGGTCGGGTGGAACAGTGGATCGCTTTTCGCATTCGTGGTGTATGGAGTGTAAACGCGCCACAATGGGCCAGGTGAGGAAATGAAGGCAGTTTTCGTGGTCGTCCTGTCAGCGGCGACCGTTCTCTTAGGAGCTCCCGCCGAGGCTCAAGGTGTCGATAGCGGCGGTTTCGACGCGCGCGGCATCTGCCGCCGCCCGGAAGGCTGCGTCGTCGATCACGGCCAAAGCGGATTTAGCGGACCTCGAAACTATCGCAATTTCAACGGCCGCAACGACCGCGACGGGGAAAATCGCGACCGGAACGATCGCCGCTATCGCGATCAGAAAAGAAGCGACAATTCTGGCGCAGCAACCAACCGCCTTGCGGTCTCGATGAACGGCACCTTTGCATGGCAGGCCGGCGGCGACCGTGCCGGCTGACGTTGGGACCGAACAGATTCGACCGGAATCCAACAGCTGATTTTCGGTCGGTACATTGCTCCCGGTAATCGAGGCTGCGCAGTGCTTGGACGGTTTCGGTTTAGTTCGAGCTGAGTTCGCTTGCCTCGAAAGTCCCGCCGCGGACCGGATCGAGATCGTTTGCCGTCAACAGGCTGCAGGCGATGAGGAGGAACACGAGCTTCAATCCGTAGGACACGAGAGAGAACGGTCGTCGATGGCCCGGTGTCACGCGAGAGGGAGCGACATAATATTTGTAGTAGAAGTGCGGGTCATCCGTTTCCAGCAGGTTCTGGTAGACATGCTGCGGGATATCCGCGTGTTTCACCGGCTGGGAGCCGGGAAATTTTACGTGCAGTTCCCGAGTTTCGGCATCGTATGCCGCCCGCACGCGCTTCGATTTGAGGGCAGCCCAGTCCATAGCGGCTCCATACAGCTCTTATGCCCTCCCGATGCAGTAAGATGTCCGGTCGACGATCGAAGTCAAGCGTAGGATTTGTTTCAAATATGATCGTTGACAGGAAACGGGACATCGCTGCCGGTAGGGAAATTTTAGTCTGCGCTCGGCCGTTTCAGAATGGGGAAGGGGCCATTTTCGGCAGCGGCGGAAAGGCGTTTTTCCGAAATGCCCTCTTGCGATTTCCTTACGATCATTCTAAACGCTCGCCACGGCTCAGATAACGAGCACGTGAGGCCTCGTGGCGGAGTGGTGACGCAGAGGACTGCAAATCCCCGACAAATCCAGTGAAATCAAAGGACGTTCTGAATAAGAGCGCCGAAATCACCCCTTTTTCTCTTTTTTATTGCCATTGTTTTTGTTCATAATTTTAGGCTGTTCAGAATGGCCAAAACGCTTTTTGGTGGCCTCCAGGACGCGCTTTTCCGTCTCCTTCGCATAACCACGATAGGCTGCCGCCGTCTTGTGCTTTGACAGCACTCGCCCCTGGCCTTCGGTGAGCCCGCTCTCTTCCAATTCCGTCATGCCTCCATGCCGGCACTTGTCCAGACTGAAGCCGACGGGGATCGGTTCGCCCTCATCGCGGAGCTTGTCAGCCATCTCTCGAACCTCGTGTGCGAGGTAGGTCCCGTCACCGAATAGCTGCCCGTTCTTTTTGCAGACGATCGACGTGCCATAGCGCGGCGCTTGGGCGAGAACCTTTTCCGCGTCCTCGTAGAGCGCGATCACAATTTCGTGACCGGTCTCCTTGTCAGGCTCCGCGTATTCGAGCGGGTGGAGGGCAAGCTCGTCGTTCTTTCGGTGCTTGAGGCGAATCTTGTCTGGATGATCCGATGCCCGGTAGCCGGTCCACGGCGCGTAGCCAGCGCCGATCGAGGAGGGCCGCATCAGCCATTCGAAGGCGAGCACGGCAGCTGCGGCCAGTTCCCCGCGACCGTTTGCGATTGCGCCGTTGGCGAAGGTATAGACGGTCTCGCGGTCGACATGGCCCTTCGTCTGCTTCTTCCGTCGCTTCAGCGTCACGCCATCCCACGGATTCGGCGTATCTGTCCTGAACAGATCGGGGTAGTGGGGTTTCATCCGCTTCCACATGGCTTTGCAGTAGGTGACGACCTTCTCGCCCATTCGGGTGCCGCCGAAGGTCTCATAGATCTTCTCGGCGGTGCTGACAGCGATGTTCGCGACGCGGGCGTCGCCTACTCGGCCCTTCTCGAGCTGAACGTCGCAGACCCGATCAAGGACGCGCTTGTAGTCGGGACGGCTGAACTCAGCCACACGCTCGGTAAAGGAACTGTGCTTGAGGTAGACGTTCACCAGCCACTCAACGGTGCCGTAGCGGCTCGTATCGGGCTCGTGGAGCGGATTCGCCTTCTGGCGGCGCCATTCTCCCAGGCGGTCGTTCCAGACGCGTGCGGCCTCGTGCAGTTCCTTTTCCGACAGGTTTACGCCAAGAGCTGCGCTCAGATACGGGCACCCAGCCTTGCGATAGAGCGTGGGGCAGGTCCAGTAATAGCCGGTCGCACCGCTGGCGAGCTTCTTGAACGAGGTGTATTGCGGCAGGGTGACCGGGATCATCACCACGCTTCCGGGTCTGCGCTTCCGGCTTTTACGCCAATAGCCTGGTCCAGGTCGATCTTGCGCCATGCCCTGAATTTGCCCTTGCCAGTGCCGGTGTCAATGAACGGCTTTGGCCATATTGTCCCCACGCGGCTCAAGAAGGCGTCAACCGTCTTCTCGCCGGCATAGGCGGCCGCATATTCGTCGCGCAGCACAGCAGGCCAGCAGCCGACAGGGATTTCAGCATGACGTGCCACGTTACCCCCGATCTCCACAGGGTTTATCCACAGCGGCAAGCGCGTCACGCAGCGCCTTGATCCGAATAGCGCACGCTGCGGCCTCGATATGAGACCCACGGGATTTGTGGAACATCCTCCAGGATTCGGTTTCGGCGATGAGCTTGAGAATGGCTGTCATTCCCCATCCCTACCTTTGCTCTGCGCCTTGATCCGCTCGCGCTCAATCTGACGGGCATCACGCTCATGAAGCTTTTCAGCCAATAGAACACCAAGCATGCCAGGCCACATTAGGCTGACGAGAAAGCTTTGCCTGCCTATGCGCATGCCTGCGAAGACCAGCAAGTAGACAATAACGATGAGAATGAGCATGTAGAGTGGGTAATCTGTCATCGCTGCGTCTCCTTGTGCCTTTCGTGATCCCGCTGTGCCGGCGGATCGGCGAAGGTGAAGGGTTTGTGGGCGGCAACTGGTGCAGGCTCGGACTTCAGAGCGCGGATGATCTTCGCAGCTTTTTTCCCAGACAGAAGTCTCCATTTGTGGCCGGCTGGCTCTACGAACTCCCCGAGCAGTTCGCCCATAGAATCGTGGAAGGGGACAAGCCGTTCCGGCGTATCCTCGATTGGTGCGGCATCTTCCAATGCTTTCGCAGCCTCTTCCAGCGCGGCATTCCTGATATCGGCTTCGAAAGCGCAGCGATCGGATTCGTCGGTGCGGTTGGTCATGGTGTGGGAACCTTCTTCAGCTTGAAGAAATCGTCTGCAGCCACCGTTGCATTGCCGAGGCAGTTCGCCAGCGTCATGATGTTCTGGTCTGCGGACTTGCCCGAATAGACTGCCGTGAGGTGAGCTGCCGCCGTGAGCAGCATCATCACGCCTTCAGCAGGATCTTGGCCGGTCTGCTGGCAGATCGCCTTCGTAACGGCCTCGATCGCCAGAACTCGGTCGCGCGGGTCGGCGGTTATTTTTCCCTTGATCTCAATCTGCATAAGGCCACTCCACGTAAAAGCCGAGCATCGGAACAGGGAAAACGTACAGGCGACGCTTTGCCCGGTCGTAGAAGGCCCCGATCCAAAGATCGTACCAAGCGAAAATCGGTTTAATTCTCATCGGCTTTGGCCTCCGGTGCGGAGGAGAGGGCGGCGTCGGCAAGATCCTGGACCGTGCGATGAAAGGCTGATTGCGCATCGCACATCGCGTGATATTCAGGATCGACCTTTATGCTCCAATTGCCACGATCTCGCTCGGCTCTCGCCACTGCAAGGCGGGCGTTATAGGCGGCGGCCGCATCGATAACGGCTTTGCGGGCCGCAACGATCTGGCTGAAAGCATCCCCTCCCTTCGCGCCTTGCGCCTCTACATGCTGGGGAGGGATGGAGAGAGCGGAAATGATGCGCTGCTCGTAATCTGCTTGTGCGGCCGCTTTGGCAGTTTCCATGGTCCCGCTATCCGAATGATGCGCTCGTTCCGTCGACCAAGAGCCGTTATCATAGGCCCAATAGGTCCCGCAGATCGTAGTGGCCTCCAAACCTTTCATGCCACCGGCAGGCTTCCACTCTAGCGGCTTGATGGTATGGGGGGTGTCATATTGGCACCGACCGACGCAGTGATATTCTGGCATGCCAACTTCTTGCGCGTACTGGCACTCCAGCGTCTTCACCTTCACCGCCTCCGCCACGGGCTTGGAGGGTTCTGCTCGACGGTTCCATGCTGCAACTGCCTCCTCGCGCTTCTCAACCATGTCTGAGAACTCTGGCGCATCGACGGGAGGGCCGCCGCTGAAGCAGCCAATGCACTTGACGATCATGTCACCGCCAAACAGGCCGTGTGCTACGTTCCGGCTGCCGCAGAACGGGCAGGCGATGGGGTCTGTCATGGTATCTGCTCCGTGTTGCATGGCATTGCACAGCCGCAGGTCGGCCATTTGCATGGCGTCGGTTGCGGAGCTGCATCAGCCTCAAGCATCTTCTGCCATCGGCGGAATCCGTTCAGCTTGCGATCGGCGCGGTCGCTGTCAATCTCATCGTTGAGGACTTCGCGCAGCCACTGGAGCGCAGCTTCGGTGTCGGCCATCTCTTCCCGAAGCGCTTCTCTGTTCGGCTTTCCGGTTCCTGGATCGCTAGCGTCCAGCCCTTGGATGACGCAGCGGAACAGGATCTTCGCCAGTTCGCTCGCCTCTTCTCCTGATTTGCCTAACGCCTGGTGCACGATCACATCGGCTTCTGGCTTCCAAAGGGTTATGCTCATGGTCAGGCGTTCCTCTCGTCAATGGGCTTGAACAGGGCGCGGGGAGGCAACGGAACCTTCGCCTGGCGCTTTGCTGCCTTTTCGGAGACGGGGAAGCCGGGGGATTTGATCTTTCCGGCCGGGCGGGTCACGCCGCTCGCCTTATCCCGCTGCCGATCGGACTTCCGGATCTGCCGGATATCGCCGCGCGTCTTGATCTTGTGGCACTGGACGCAGACGGCCCGGCAGTTCTCGAGGCTGTTATCGCCTCCAAGCTGATCCGGCACATCATGATCGTACTGGACGCCGAGGGAGAGCGAGCAGTTGCAGCGCTGGCCTTCCGCAAGCCCGTAGCGCGGTCCTGAGGCCTCGCATTTCAGGCCGGACCGCTTCAGGGCTTCGCGGCGGGTTTCACGGGAGAACTCGTGGCGGCGGCTCATGCAGCCCTCGCGATCTGGTCGATGTTCCGCTTGTCGACGGTGAAGGTGTAGGCAACCACCCATGGGTTTGCGTTCCAAGCCTCGGGGCCGTTGATGGTTTCCCAAAGATCCGCGTACCAGTCCCGGGCGCTGCTCCACTCGTCGCCGCCGAGATGCATCGCAGTCTCATTGGCGAAAACGCGTCCTGAAGCCTTACCCTTGAAGCAGCCCTCGGCGACCGCATCGGCCTCGCTAATATCCTGCAGCCGCTCCACCCGCACGTCGGTGACGGTGAGCGTCAGGCGTGAGGCCCAGCGGGGCATATGGATGGACGGTATGCTGTCCCGCTTCCAATCCCACATGACGAGACCGTGTGGCGTTACTGAGCCGTCCGCTGCATAGGTGATCCAGCGGTGACCTTGATCGTTGCTGTCAGCTTTCAGCGTCTCGCGGACCCATAGGCGATCACCAGTAAAGACCTTGGTGTGAACCGGCTTCCATCCATTCGAAGTCAGTTCGAGCGTTCCGTAGGGGCTCTTCAAAGCACGGCGCGTCTGGGTTTTGCGGCCATCGATAAGGGCGCGGATCATAGAGCCGCTGAAGAGCAGAGGACGATCAGCCATTGGCCCGTTCCTCCATGATCAGATCGAAGGTATGGCGCGACGAGTTGTGGATGAGGCGCATGAGGTTGTCCAAATTTGGACGCTGGGACTGCGCCTCGAAAGATCCTATGAACATCGAAATGGCCACGAGGACGTCGACTGACTGGTGACCTTTGCAGACAGCTGAGATTGCATTGACGAGTTCTTGGTGAACGCACGCGCCGTTGTGATTATCAGCCATTTCAATAGTCCTCGTCGTACCAAGGCTCCGGCGGCTCAAAGTCGTAATTGTCGAAGACCCAATTATCGACCGCGTCGGAAATCTGTTGAAATTCAGGGTTTTGGATTGTCGGATCTGCGCGTCTCATCTCACTGATGAGCGCAGCCCACCATGGCTTGTAGATGCGATGAGGAATACGGGCGCCGTCTACGTCAACATTCTCGACGTACCATTCTGGAGCCTCGCCCGGATCCCCGGCATAGCCCCAGCTCGGCATAGTCGGGCCGCATCCATAGTGCGTGATAACGATCTCGGCCTCGACGAACCGGCCATCCGGTAGCTCGAAATCGATATAGCGATTGTCGGTCATGCGGCCGCCCTCCGATATGCCAGAGTGAAGGGAAGGCGGCTCGACAGAACCCACATGTGATACATGTCGGCCTCGTCGATCAGCTCGGACGCCGGCGGCATCACCTGGACGGCGGTCGCTTCTTCCCCGCAGATTTCGTTCTTGATGCGCTGCATGTCGCGCCATGGCGGCTCAAGCTGCGAGGCGGTCCGGATGGCGAGGTGGATTACTTCGTTGCCCTGCTCGTCGAGGAAAGGACGGACGAGGACGACGTAGATATTGTTTACCTGGGCGCGGCGGACTTCCTTGTTCCATCCCTTCCCGCCGGGAATACCGTCTGGCATGTCGGTGATGCGCCATAGGCCCCAGTCACCTTTCAGGCCCTTGCGCTCGAAGGCGCGGGCGGCGAGGCGTTGACGACGGTTGCTCATAGCGCGGCCCTCGCTTCTGCGAGACACTTCACCCAGATCGTTGGCGTGATGACGGACATATCGTTGCCTCGCGACAGGACCTCAAAGGCTTCCCCTTCGTCGCAGTCGGCGTCGACCATCACCTCAATGATCTGCTCCTCGGCGCGCTCAATGTCCCACTTGTCGCCATGCAGCAGGTCCGTCAGAGTGAGGCAGTCCTCGCACACCACCTCGGTGCCGATCGCTCGGCCGCCGTCGCCGTCGTAGCACTCGCTGCCGCAACGGTCGCAGGTAGAGCCTAGCCCGGCCCTAATCCAGTGATGGCCTTTAACCTCGTCCGGCTGCAGGCCGTCCATCTTCGGGGCTCGCTCCGCGTCCATGTGGAGGTATTTCAACTCCGCGCGCAGTTCCTCGTCCGTCATGGTCATGGTGGCAGCGATCTCTTCGTCGTTGCCGTGGCCATGGTATTCGAGCATCTGTCGCACCGCATCGCGCCAGGACGTGGCGTTGAACGGATGCCAGTCGAACTCGCCGTGGTGGCCTCCGACCCATATCGTCGTCGCAGGCTTCACCGCCTCGACCGCTGCGACCGGCGCAGCGGCGGTGATAGTTGGTAGTGCGGGTGCAATAGCAAGCGCAGCACTGCTGGCAAGGAACTTACGGCGGCTGATCATCATGCGTCACCGCCTTTCGACTTCGCCATTAGCCGCTCAAGCGGCGACATGTGATCTTCGACGGCCTTCGCCTTCAGCGGCGGCAAACCGAACTTTTCGAGATATTTGCGGGAGTGCTTCGCCCAGACCTTCTTGCCCCAGCTCGTCGAGGCGAATTCCCAAGGGCGAGCGGCGCGCAAGGCTTTCTTGCGGGCGGATAGATCGGCGTCGGCCGGAAGGTTGCGGTGAACCTCGCCGATGACGCTGGACGCGGTTTTCTGCCAGTCGATCATGCTGGGACCGCCTGGCCGCGAGCAACAAGTTCGCAAATCTGGTCCGGCCAAATCCACCAGACCGGGAAAGCACCTTCTTCCTCGGCGCGCCGGAAGTCGCCACCGTTGGTCACGCGACGGCCGAAGCTGTCGAAGCACATGGCGGTGAAGTGGTGACCGCGCCAACCAGTCTTCTCGCCGTGCTCAGTGTTGTTGTATTGCGGATGGCGGGTGAGCCATGAACGTGCCTTATTCACCCACTCCTGGTGGCTGGTGAACTGCTGGCCTTCGAAAGGTGGGGCGATGCGCTTTTCGCTCATGCCGCACCTGCCTCGAGCATAAGAGCTCGTTCGGCGCGTTTCGCCTGAGCCGTAGCCGCAAGCCATTCGTGGAAGCCAGCGAGGATTGGAGCGGCATTGCTATCGTCTGCCCAGCCGCCAAATCCGATGAACCCATCAGAACCGAAAGTGATGGCCTCCCGCTTCTCGAAATAGTAGGCGCGGCACCTTAGGGCCGCCCAGCCGTTCGGCCAATCGACCAAGCGGATGCGCCGCTCCATGCGATATCCCTTCATGACGGTGAAGTTCTTCAGGTTCTTGTCGAGAGTGTCCCGAAGGGCTTCGAGATCGACCCGAGACAGGTCGGTATAGGTCAGACCACTATCCGCGAATGCCTTACGGGCTCTGATGCGAGGTTCGACGGAATAACTCATCGCCCGTACCTCTTCTCGACAACTGCAACGTCCTCTCCGGTAATGGCGGCGTGCGCGTCGGTCAGCAGACGGAAAGCTTCCGTGCCGAATCCGATCTGGTAATAGAGTTTTTCGTCGCGACGGGACCGATCGAGCAGATACTTGATCGCTACGCCGGCCTTGTCGATCTTGGCTTGCAAACCGGCGAAGTGCCGATCCGGCGCGGTATCCTCCGGCACGTCGTCCTGATGGATGGCCTTCATGTGCCAAGGCTCGACTGAAGCTTCTGCCTCGGCGTCCGCCTTTGTATAGCGGCCGGCGTCGAACTTGAAGCTAGTGTAACCCTGCTTGTTCGGCCGGTAGAAATACGAGCCCTTCCTGATGAGGTGGTCGAGAGCTTCGCTCATGCGGACCTCCGATCACGGTAGTCCCGCCACCTGATGTATTCCATGAAGGTCATCGAGCCATCGTACGCTAGGAAGTCGAGGTACCGCTGCTTGCTGCGCGAGAGCTTCGGAGGGGCAGGGCTTTCCGCTACGGCGGCGCGCTTGCCCTCTTCCGTGACGGTGAAGGCGTCGCTGCCACCGAACAACTCGACGGCCGGGAAGCGTTTCATGTAACCGAGTGCGACAAGCTCCATGCAGAGTGGATGGTCGATACTGCCTTCGCCGGTGACGAATCTGTTACGATAGAAGGTGCCGCGCCCGTACTCGTCGAGGCCAAGGGAATGTTGAAGGATGTGGATAAGCTTCGGGTTCATGCCGCGCCGCCTTCTGCCGTGGCCATGGCTGCAATAGAGCGGGCCTGTTGCCCTGCCTCGATCGCGGCTTTCGCCGCCAGACCAGGAAGGATTGCGCGGAGACTTTCAAGCTCGCTCGCAATTCTGGCCAACTCGGCGGCGCGCTCGGCCCTGCCAGCCGCTTCGTATCTGGAAGCCAGTTCAGACTGGATTTCCTTGGCTACGGCGACGTCTTCCGCCTTAGCTTCGGCGGCGTAGCGGCCGTCACGCGGAGCGATCAAGATCGCTTCACACCGGCGGCGCCACACGCCCGGGATCGCATTGGCTTTCGCGACAGCGCCGTACTCATCCTCCATCGCAAGTTTTGCGATGCGGCCGACAACGTTGGAGAGTTCAGCGATATGGCTCATGCCGCGTCCCCCTCATACTTCACGCCGCAGAACGGGCAGAAGGAAGCGAATATGCCGGTGGCCTTCGCTTTTCCACGGCCGGTCTCGATTTGCTCGGTGACGATCATCAGGCGGTCGGCTGACAGATTGGACTTCCCAAACACGATCGGGATAGTCAGGCGCGTGTTGCGCTCGGCCAGCTTTTCGTTGACAGTTTCGATGCAGGAGCACGTCATGCCGCCAACTCCTTCGTGCTATCGACGAAGTGCCCGCGGTAGGTTCGATCGAACACCGCCTGGAACTGCGCGACGACAGCGTCAGCCGCTTCGGCGTCCATGAAATAGGCGGCAAAACTCGCATGCATCTGCATGAAGTACGCGGCCATGCCGATGAGCATATGGTCGACATTCGCCTCGGGACGATCGATCTCTGCATTGACGAACTCGACGAGGCTGGAATGAACCGCTGAAACCGACATACGGGCCATCAGGGCAGTGATCGGATCGCCGCAGGTGAGGGCGTCCGCGTCAGACATGCTTCCGGGCAAAAGGCGTTTGTTCTCGGTCATGCTGCCACCGCTTTCATGTCAGCTTCCAGAGACCGAAGCAGCTGCTTGGCGGCTATTGCATTGAGGTCTCCGCCAACGCGGAAATCCATCGCCTCGGCCAAACGCTTGCCAAGTTCGTCCTTGGTCGGCGTGTTTTTCGCGAAGCCGATCTGGATGTTGAGCCATTCATTTTCGATGATCTCGACCTCAACACAGAAGTCGATGGCCGGATCAGGATGGTGGCCGAACCGGCCAAGCTTTTCCGTTGCGTCGGTCATGCCGCTCTCCGCTTCAAATCTTCCGGATTGGTGAGGAACAGGCCCTGTTCCGAATAGTGCCGGTGGACCGTGTCGAGGTAGATCGTTTTCTGGCGCGTCGTCATGATCCGGGTCACCCCGAAATCAAACGGCACCATCATCAGCTTGAGCTTGTGCTCGTAGGGTAGCGGCATGATCACGGCGTCATATTCTGCCTTGAACACGTCGTTCTCGTTCCGAAGGATCGGCACGCCGAAGTGCAGCTTGCAGTATCCGCGGACCTCTTCCGGGGACTGGTCGCCGAGCTGGGCCGAGATCTCCATCACCCACAGACGCTGAAGCTTGTTCTGATCGCTGGTCCGGTGCTTGCCGTCAGTGATGCTGCAGGTGAAAGGCATGGTCTTGCCCATGATGTATTTCACCAGCATGTCACGAGCTTGCTCGGTGTCGACGATGCGGTTGTTGGTGGACACGTCAGCCTCCGTTCAACGAAGAAAGCTGCGCGAGGCGGCGCGTCTTGATCGCGAAAGCCGCTTCGATCATGTCGGAATGGCCTTCCGTCTCAAGCACGGCCGATGCATCGAAGTCGTTCCAGATCTCCTCGACGTCAGCCTCGTCCTTCGCGCCGGCCATAGCCGTCTCGATCTCGTCGAGATAGTCGCCGAGCGAGAACTCGATTTCACCATCCTGATTTTCCGTCACCGGTTCGGCCTCGATCGTCTTCGCGGACGGCGGTGCTGGCGGCTTCGGTGGCTTGGGCGGGGTCGGCTTGTTCTCGGATGCTGCCGGCGGGGTGATGTCGCGCATCTCCTCGGCCTCGGCGATCTCGCGAACCTCGAACTCGTCACGGATGCCGCCGAGCACATCGCCGAACAGTTCGCGAAGGCAATAGCCAGCCGCGCGCCAAGCAAGCATGCGCTGAGGGAAACGGTACCACGGGCTATCGTTCGGCTTCTCTTCGTTCTTCTTGTCCCACTTGTTCCACTTGATGACGGTGGCCTTGGTCTGCCACAGGCCAGCCCGCTCGGCGTCGGACTGCGAAAACTCGACCCGCTTGTCTTCGTTGGTGTCCAGACGCTTGGCCTCGCAGAAGCCGACCATCTTGCCGCCGCGCTCTTCGCAGCCGGTCCGGAGATAGGCGACCTTGCCTGACATGCGGACGACATTGATCAGTCCGTCGCCATAGAGCGCCGGTCGACCGTTGATCACGGTGAAGCTGCGAAGGCTCACCATTGGTTTGAGACCAAGCTCGGCGCCGGACATGATAGCGACAGCTACGGCCGCAGCAGCATCATCGCCGGTCAGCTTGCCGATCAGCGCGGACGGGGCGAGGCCCGACGCCACCACGGCGCGACCGATGCGCATGGTGTCCTCGAAGGTCTGAGGAACGATGGCGAGGACGTCGCCGCCGCCGGAGAGTGCTGGAATATGGGCGTTCATCGGTTTCTCCTATCGGTCGACGTCGTCGAAGATCGATCGGTTGCCCTTTTCATCGAGCAACGTCCGATCTTCCGAGTACTTGCGCTGTCCGTTGGGGTATTTGGCCTGCTTCTCTTCATCGGTGCGCAGGTCTTCGACCGGGCGAAGTGCGGCGACCGAAGCCATTTCGGATCCCGTCTTGATCTCAACGATCTCGACCTTCGCCTCGCCGCGCTTGGTCGGCACATAGACGCGCTGGCCAACCTCGACCGGGAAGTCGACGAAGTAATCGTAAGTTTTGCCGGCCTTTTCCCAAGCGAACTTGACGGCGATGATTGTGCGGGTTGCTACGTCGGTCATCAGGCGGCCCTCTGTTCCGAACGGATCGTCATGCCGGCCAATTCGACGCCGGAGCGAGCCGCACGGTTGGCAAGCGTCTCGACGACTTCCTTGATTTCGGCACGATCTTTCAGTGCCAAAAGCAGCGCGTCGAAATCGGTGATCTCGGCAAAGACAAAGGTGCGGAGAGATACCTTCGCGCCGGTCCGGCCAGCCGAAGCATTGCGGGCCTGAGCATCGCGCTCGGCTTGCGCTGCCTGTTGGGCAAGCCGCTCAGCCTCGGCGATGGCGTTGTTCTGCGCCGCGACGGCCGCCGCATCGTTGTCATTCTTCGCGGCAGCTTTCTCCGCCGCGACGCGTGCGGCATCGGCTTCGCGCTGAATACGGTCCGCTTCGGCTCGAGCCGCTACCTGGCGCTCGCGCTCTTTCCGGGCTTCCTCCTGCAGGAAGGCGTCCATGTGGCGCTTCAGCTTCTTGCTGATCGCGTCCGGCTCCTCCTTGAGTTCGCGCCACTTGTTGTCGACGTTGCGGCCCGCATCGAGATGCGGCTGCTTTTCGACCTTGTGCAGGTCGGTCGCCTTCTTGGCGATCGTCGACAGGCGCTTCGACCAGATCGCGGCGCGGTCGGCTTCCGCCTGCGTCATGATTGGCTTTTTCATGAAGGCCTCAGCCTGCTCGCGCTCGGCAGCAAACTCGATCTGCAGTGCCTCGAACGGGTCAGACGGCAGATTGTGGCCGATGGCGGGCGCTTCCGGCTCGTCTTCCCAGCCTCCACCCTCTGTCGCCTTGGTATAGGCTTCATAGGTGATGGGGTTCCGGCAGCACCACGTCCAGATGTCGGAAGCGTCGACCTGACTGTCGCCGCGCAGCGCGTGCCACTTGCCGTCTTCAGACCAAATGGCGACCGGCTCCCACGGCTTGTCCTTGAAGCGTGTGCGGTAATAACCTTGCTGAGGGTCGCCGTCGTGAATTGGACCGATGCTGCCGGCGAGGGCGCTCTGCCACCACGCCCAAACGTTCACTTCTGCCATGAAAATTGCTCCTGGTTGATGATGGCGCGGTCCTTGAGGCTCTGCTCAGTCGGCGCGATAGCGATGACGGTGAGGGCGCCGACGGCGACCAAGGTGAGGATGATGGTGACCGCCTTGTTGATTGCGCCGGTAAGGCGGGCGTACTCTTCAAGGAGTGGCTCCGCGCGCGTGTTGATTTCGGCAACGCGTTCCTGGATATCGCTCATCGCATCCCCCTCTCGCGACCATGAGCTGACTGAAGCGCCGGAACCTCGCCGTGGAAGTCGCCATCGAAGCGGCTCGGAAGCGCGTCGACGAGTTCGTCGAGTTCGAAGCACATCCGCTTGAGCTGGCGCTTGTCGTCTTCGTTCTGGCAGGCTCTGGCGGCTGCATAGGCAGCGGAATTCAGAGCGCGAAGGGCTTCGGGATAGGGGAGGTTACGCATAATTCTGATCCTCGTCCGTGCAGCCCATGATCTCGCGGGCATAGCGGTAGCGCTCCGAACGAGCCGACATCGCGCCACGCAGCCAGTCCGGGCCGAGCCACATGTTGCTTTCGATGAAAGGAGCTGCGAGGCGAGCATGGGACTGAGCCTCGATCGCCATGTAGGCGCTGCAGTCGGCGATCGTGCGGGCTGCATTCCACCGGGCGTCGCGCTTGCTCTGCTCGGTCTCGATGTTGCGAATGTGCTGCATGATGTGCGTCCTCGGTGCGGTTTGTTGAGGACGAATGTAACAGATCGTGCGACACTGTCAATCAGGATGTAACATAAAATGACGCAAAAAGTTTGACGGCGGGTCGGTGTCGCGAAAAGAAAGCGCCGGCGGGAACTGCCCGGCCGGCGCTGGATGCATGCATTAAATGTTTTGGGTCAGGAGGTCAGGTTGTCTCGTTTCGCAACACTTTCAGCCTGTCGAAAACGGCCTCCCAGGCGTCGCCTCTTTTTTCAGCCGGAAGTTTTGCCACAAGCTGGGCGATGTCCTGCACGTGTTCATCTATCTTAGTCTCGGCCGGGTAAGTGCGATCAAGGAGAATAAGCAGTTCAGCGTTCACCGAGCGGTTGTTAGAATCGGCGACACGCTTGATGCGATCGCGCATCCCATCGGGAACGCGGATGATGATTTTATCCAGGAGGCGGCTGGGGCTCTGGTCGCTCATAAACCAAGGCATACAAGCCGGGCTTAACCAAATAAATATTGGCCAGTGGCCATACACGCTCAAGGCGCTATGTTCGTTTTTCATACTTAAAAGAGCACTGCCAAGTGCCTATGGAGCGATGAAATGAATGAACTATTCGCCTCGTTTGTGTCCCCCGAAAAAGTGATGTCTGGGAAGTTTCGCGTCCACGCCATAGTTGGTGACGAGATGGAGCCAACGCTGCGCGCCGGCCGGGATTATGTCCTGACCGCACCGGTTACGACTTACGAGGGCGAGGGGCTCTATTTGGTCGATATAGGTCTGGGCATCGAGCTCTTCCGCGTCACCAACACTCTCGGCCCGGCCGGCGAGCTGCTGCTGTCGCGGGAAAACGAGCACTACCCGCCCCGTCGCTTGCCGAGGCATGAGTTCAGTGACGCTGTCGTCGGGATCGTCGTCGCCGACATAAGGACGAGAGATGAACGGTTTCTCAGGCGCTAGATCGTGAACCGCCCGATATAGCGGCCGATGATCTGGATCTCATCGAGGTTCAGGACGCGGGTCATGTGGCGGGGATTATCCGACGAGATCTGAACCGTGATAGTTTCGGAGCCTGGGCTCGATGTCACCTCCAGGCGTTTAACGACGACGCCGCCGAACTCATCGGCCAGCGCATAGACGCCTGGCGGCGATGGGACGCGATGGCGAGTGTCGATGAAAACGACGTCGCCGTCTTCGATCGTCGGCGTCATAGAATCTCCTCGCGATGGAAACGCGGCGACATGCGGAGCCTGGACACCCATGCGTCCGAGCATCCACTCCGGTAATCTCCAATGGTCCCTTACTGCCTCCTTGTGGAACGTGATCCCGTTCCGAGATGTGTTCTCGACGATAGCCATCCCACCACCGCCCAAGCCGGCGATAAGGTCAATCTCTGGGATGTCCTTCCCGGCTGGCTGATTTGAGGGTTCGACGTGGTGATCGTCGTCATCGTCAGGATCAAAGCTCCGCACCAGAGCGTCGTCTCTCTTCGGCGGCTGGTTGAGCATCAGTGCTTCAACTGTGGTCCCGAGTAAGGGCGCCATCTTCTCAGCTCGATCCCTTTTCAGCTGGGAATGGTCATTTGCCAAGCGGTTCACCGTCGCGCGGGAAACATCCAGCGCTTCAGCGAGCTCCTCCTGTGAGCCAATATTTGATGCTTTCAGAAAAGGTTCGAGCCAGTTTTTCGACATGGCAATTTTATCCGCCATCTCTGGCGAACGATCTATGCCATAAAATGCTACACTGCCGTTGACAATCGCCGCGAAGTGTAGCAGTAATTGCGACATGACCCTTGAAGATTACATCCATACGCACACCACTGTAACAGCTTTTGCGGCATTGCTGGGCAAGAGCCGGGCGCAAGTGCACCGGTACATGCGCGGTGAAAATCTGAGCAAGAGCGTCATCGAAGAGATTTGCCGCGTCACGGACGGGGCGGTCGAGCCGAAGTCATTTTTCGAAGCTGCGGAGAAGGCAGCATGAGCGGGAAAATCTATTTCCTCCGGCCAGTCGGCATGATCGGTCCCATCAAGATCGGATTCGCTCAGAAACCCGCCAGAAGGCTCTCCTACTACATGAGCCTGTCGCCGTTCCCGCTTGAGCAGATCGCGGAATGCGCCGGTTCGATCCGTGAGGAGAGGGCTGTCCATAATCATTTCGCTGATTGCCTCAGCCATGCTGAGTGGTTCCACCCGATACCCAGGCTCCTTGAGGCGATTGCCGCCATCCAGACCGGCGCGCAACTTTCTGAGGCTATCGATCTCGGTGATTTTCGCGGGAGCGCCCTTTCGAAGAAGCAGTTGGCAACTCGTGCGCAGAACGGAACCGCATCGAAGCGGTTGTCGACCGGGGTTGCAGCATGACCGCCGACGGCCAGAGCATTCCCGAAGACATCATGAAGGCGGCCGAAGAGGCGTTGGATAACGTTCTCTGCAACTGCGTCGAGTCCTGCGGTGGCGCTGCTGGTCTCCGCAAGGCATCGATCGAGGAGATCGCGAAGGCAATCCTGGCTGAACGCGAGCGTATCGTCGCGCGCCTCAAGGAGGAGGCCGACCTCACTCCTTGCAGTGAAGACGCAATGGTAACGCGCTCCAACGCCCGCCTTATCGAAGCAGATTTCAGTTACGAAGAGGCTGAGCGCCTCGCCGAAAAAGAGGAGGCGTAACTCATGTCCGACGCGCATGGCGTAGCCCGCGACCAACTCCGCGCTTTCATCGAGCGCATTGAACGCCTCGAAGAAGAAAAGAAGACGATCGCCGACGACATCAAGGATGTCTACGCCGAGGCCAAGGGCATGGGCTTCATCCCGGCCATGATGAAGAAGGTCATCGCTCTCCGCAAAAAGGACGAGATGGAGCGCATGGAAGAGGAGGCGATCCTCGACACCTATCTCCATGCACTCGGCATGATCGCTCAGCATGATCTCTTCGAAGAGCCCACGCGTTCTGTTCCGGCGCACGATCCCGAAACCGGCGAGATCCTCGAAGACATCAACCCGCGTCTCGTCAAGCAGGTCGTTGACGGCATGCAGACCGAAGCCGGTCGCAAGGCGCTGATCGCTGCTGTCGATATCGTGATCGAGCAGGAAGAGGCGGAAGAACAGAATTCGCCGGAAACGGCAACGAAGAGCGGAGTGGGACCGCTCCCCGGCGCAGCTGGAGCCGATGGCACCCACGAACCAGCAGAGGACGAGCGGGATGTTGAAGCCGCTGGTAGAGCAGCGCTCGTCCTCACCAATTCCCAATCGGATGACGACGCATTCGCTGAAGTGAAGGGCAGAGCCCGACTTGCGAACGTCAATGACGTTGAACCGTCGTCGTCCGGCCAATCGTCCGATCAACCTCTCACAGGAGGCGATCATGTAAACGCTGAGCAGAACGCCGCAACCTTGAACAACCGACTGGACGGTGTGTCTGTCCAGTCGGCCGACCGGGTCACCTTCGAAACATGCCCTCGCATGCCGATGAAGTCCCTGAGCTATGCTCACTGCTTCCCGGAACTGACCAAGACCGAATACCAGTGCCTTGCCGGCGATATCGCCCTCAATGGCGTGCTGGAACCGATCATCCGCATGAGAGACATCATCGTCGACGGCTGGAACCGCTACAACGCGGCTCGCTCGCTCGGCATCGAGTACCCCGTGAGGAATTACAGCGGCGACGATGTCCTGGTCGACGTCATCTCCTGGCAGCGCGCCGCGCGAAATTGGACGCCTGAGCAGGAGCGCAAGATCGCGGCCACGCTTTCGAAGATCGTCCCGCATCGTTCCAACGATATCTGGGCCGCATTTCATCTGGCGCCGACCTCTGGCGAAGTGGTGGCCGCATGAACGCGAAAGAATTCCGCGAAGCGCTCACCAAGATCATGCCCGGTTATGACTGGACGGTCCACAAGACGCCGAAGTCGTTCGCAAGCATAGGCTTGGGCTATCTGGAGGCAACAGGCATCCAGAGCAGCGGCTTCAATCGCCTTTCCACGCTGTCGGTCGCCCGACGCGAAAAAGATGGCGTCGTCACCTTCGAGGCTAAATCCGCAGGATATGGGACGCGCGCCAAATGGCTGCACGTCTACACCGACACGACGTTGGCTCGCGCGCTGCGTGGTCTGCAAGACTACTACGAATATATGGCCAACACGTACGGAGGTCACGCCAGGGCCCTCCAAAATGCGCGGAAAGCAACTGGTGAGGTAGCAGCATGATTGACGCTCCTCGCATCCAATCCCGCTCCGAACTGACTGCCATGATCATAGACTTCACGTCGAAGGGTGGCGCGGTGCGCGAGTTCAAGCGCGGTTTCACCAGCGATTGGAGATACCTGCGGGATCTCCTCCAAGGCTTCGGATACGAAGTGAAGATCGAAAAGTCCTGGTACATCGTTCGCAAGATCGGCCAGGGAGGTCGCCCGAAGCGCCTCGGCCGGACCGCCGCGATAAAGGCGATCGACGAGATCCTCGTCGCCCATGGCCTTCAGCCTTTCATGATCACCAAACACGAATTTTTGGAGGCACGCCCATGACCGCATCCGTAGATGCCGAACGCCGCGTTCAGAAGCAGGCTGTTCGTTTTGCAACGTTTCACTGCTGCCCGGCATGCGCCCGTGTCCTCTCGATACCCGAAATCATTGAGCGTCACTGCGAGCGCTGCGACGCCGCGACCACGCCGAAAGAAATAACCGAGGAAGCAGCATGAGCACGTTTATCGGTCATCTCTGTTTGTGGCTCATCGTCGGACACTTCGCCTTCTGCGTCGTCTTCGCTCTGGCTGCGGCGCGTGGTTCCAGCCGCATCAGCCGGAATGAAGAGGCTGGCGCCTATCGCAGCAGGCATCCCGCGAACACGAATTGACGGGTTACCCCCTCCGCCCGTCACCGCTGGTCCCGGTCATCCTCCTCCCGAGCGCCGGGACCAGCAACCCGAATACGGACCCGCTTATTCGCCAGTCGCATGACGACGGCTTGAGTGGCGGACCCAAGACTTTCGAAAGGTGCCGAAGCCTCCGGCGGAGAGGCTTCGGCGGCAGGGCGAGGCGGAACAGACGCCCTGCGAGTGAATGGAATGACGGCATCCAGGCGGCGGTCTGGGCCGACGACAGAGGGCGAAGGCCCGGCAAGGCTTTCCTCTCTGTCGTCATCGATATCGGTCCTGCGCATCTGAAGCTCCTCTGAACAAGGGCGAAAGTAACGCAGGGAGTTTCGGAAATGCCCGAAAAGGCTTCGGAGAAATCAGAAATGAGTACCGTTGAGTTTTGTCAGAGAGCTTTGAGAGAGGAGATTGCGCCTCCCAGTATCGGCGCGAAGCTGGAACGTATCCGGCACGCATCTCGTCAGCTTGGCTGGTCTTACACCAGGACCAAGGACGCTTGGTACGCCGATCCCAGAATGTCGATCAAGCCCCATGAGCTGTTCCGCGTCGAGGCGGTCAGCGGGCTCACCTATGCACGCGAGGAGATGCGGGAAAATGACCGAGCAATCGAAAGAGCCGAGGCTCTCCTCGGCGGGGAGGATACGCGTCTCGTTCGCACGTTGGTTGCTGCGGTACGCGAGGCGCTTGGCCTACGCAATCGCGCCTGAGATCAAGGACGAGGGGACGAAAGATGCAGAATAGTGCGCCGTTGATCGTTGATAGCTTCGCAGGTGGCGGCGGTGCGTCGACCGGTATCGAGATGGCTCTTGGCCGCTCGCCCGACATCGCGATCAACCACAATGCTGATGCGCTGGCTCTTCACGCTGCCAACCATCCAGAAACGCTGCATCTTTCCGAGAATATCTTCAAGGTTGATCCTCTCGATCACGTCGCCGGCAAGCATGTCGGTCTCGCCTGGTTCTCTCCCGACTGCAAACACTTCTCGAAGGCCAAGGGCGGCAAACCAGTCGAGCGCAACATCCGAGATCTGGCCTGGATCATCGTCCTCTGGGCCGAGCGCGCGAAGCCTGACGTCATCATCATGGAGAACGTCGAGGAGTGGAAGGAATGGGGTCCGCTTATCGAAACCCCACGCGGGCTGATGCCTTGCCCTGACAGCCGGGGCCAGACCTTCAAGAAGTGGTGCAAGGCGATGAAGCGGGCTGGTTACAAGCTGCAGCATCGTGAGCTTCGCGCCTGCGATTATGGCGCGCCTACCATCCGCAAGCGGCTCTTCGTCGTCGCGCGTCGAGACGGCCAGCCGATCGTATGGCCGGAGCCGACCCATGGCGCGCCGACCGATCGCGATGTCATCGCCGGCAAGAAGCTTCCATGGCGCACGGCGGCCGAGATCATCGACTGGTCGCTTCCTTGCCCATCGATCTTCGACACTTCAAACGAGATCATGGCGAAGTTCGGTCTCCGCGCGATCCGCCCTCTGGCTGACGCGACGATGGCCCGCGTTGCCCGCGGCACGAAGCGTTATGTTCTCGATTCAGCGCGGCCGTTTCTCGTCCAAACTGGCTATGGCGAGCGCCGAGGTCAGGATCCTCGGTGCTTGGATGGTGACGCTCCGCTCGGTACCGTCGTCGCCGGCGGGGTCAAGCATGCGGTCATCTCGCCTTCCGTTACGCGCTTCAACACCGGCGCGACCGGGAGCGCGATGGACGAGCCTGTTCCGACCGTCACTGCCAACAGCCATATCAAGAAGCCCGGCGGTGCTGCGCCTCTTGGGATGATCGCTCCGAGCCTGTCTGTCTTCTATGGTTCTGGCGCCGGCGGCAAGGATCGGTCTGCCAGCGCCGAAGAGCCGGTGAGGGTGGTCACGACCGAAAACCGCCATGCGGTGGTCGCGCCGCACCTTATGACGATGCGGAATTCTGGCAAGCCGTTCAACGGTGCTGACGAGCCGACACATACGATCACCGCAGGCGGTGCTGGCCTGTCCGTCGTCGCGCCCGTGCTGACCTATGCCCAGCAGGGAGGTGCAAACCGCTCAGTCGAGGATCCACACCACACCATCACAGCCAGCAAGAAAGACCAGAACGCCGTCATCATCCCGACGCTGGTCGGATGCGGTGGCCGGGCAGGGCAGTCCCGTCCCCGCGGCGGCGACGAGCCGATGGCTACGGTTACCGCGAAGGCCGACGTCTGCACGGCCGCCGTCTTTGTCGCCCAGCACAACAACGACAGCCGTCGTATCGGCGGCGTCAATCCCGGCCGGGCGGCTGATGAGCCGATATCGACTGTAACCTCAACCGGCGCGCAGCAAGGCCTTGTGTCCGCTTTCGTGTCGCGCCAGTTCGGTGTCGGTATCGGCCAGGGGGTCGATGAGCCGTCGGCCACGGTCACTGCGGGTGTGAACAAGTCGGCGCTCGTCGCTCCGCACCTGCATGCCTACTACGGGTCTGACCAGGACACGCCTGAAGATGAGCCGTTCCACACGCTGACGACGAAGCCGCGCTTCAGCCACGTCGAGGCTTCAATCAGCGCACCGCCTTTCACCGAAGACCAGCACTCACGGGCGCGCGAAGTAGCGGAATTCCTGCGATCCTATGGCTTCTGGGATGATCGCCAGTTTGTCACCCTGACCATCGGCGACGCCGAGTTCGTCATCGTCGACATCGGCATGCGCATGCTCACGCCGCGCGAGCTCTACTCCGCTCAGGGTTTCCCGGTCGATTACAAGATCGACGCCGATGCCAACGGCAGACCTTTTCCGAAGAACGTCCAGGTCTCATGCGTCGGCAATTCCGTGTCGCCGCCCGTCGCCGCCGCGATCGTGGCCGCCAACTGCAATCACCTCATCGAATATCGCGAGGCGGCCGAATGACCCCTCCCGAAGAGATGATCGCCTGGCTCGATCGCCGCATCGCCTCCGCCATGACATGGCTCGACGACCACGGCAAAGGCTCTAAGCGTCCTCGTCCTCAGCACGAGATCGAAACGAAGGAATACGACATCGCCCGCTTTGAAGAGATCAAGGCGGCGTATGTGAAGGCGCTTGAGCGGAAAGGGCAGGCTACATGAGCCAGTCAAACCGGCAGATAAAATTCTATGTCGGGCTTCACCAGCCGGCGGATGCCAAGCATTTCGATTTGGCCTGCATCAGCATCAATCGCCTGCGTCGGCGGAAGAAGAAGGTTCCGTGTGGCGATGTCCTAGTCGATAGCGGTGCCTTCACCGAACTTTCAAAGCACGGTGCTTATAGGCACTCGGTCGAGGAATATGCCGCTGAGCTTTATCGGCTCTATAGCACGGGCGTTGTCCACATCGCCGCGGCGGTCGCTCAAGATTATATGTGTGAGCCCTTCATCCTGGCAAAGACTGGGATGACGATAGAAGATCATCAGCGGTTGACGATCGAGCGCTACGACTGGCTGCTCGCCGAGTTGGGCCGGTTGTTCCATGGGAAGGTCCCATTCCACGTCATGCCCGTTCTTCAGGGTTTCGCGCCGCAGGACTATGCCAATCACGTCCGGATGTATGGCGATAGACTGAAGAACGGCATGTGGGTCGGCGTCGGTTCGGTCTGCAAGCGACAGGGAGATCCCCGGTCGATCATCGCCGTTCTGCAGTCGATCTATGCCGCCCGGCCTGATCTTGCTCTGCATGGCTTCGGCGTCAAGAAGACGTCACTGCTCCATCCTGGAGTTTGCGAATTGCTTTCCACCGCCGACAGCATGGCGTGGAGCTACGCAGCTCGCAAGCAGGACAGGGATTCCAATGATTGGCGCGAGGCGAAATCCTTCGTTGAGACGATCCTCGACGCCGCCGGCCAGATTTTCAAGCCATGGCAGTTGGAGATGTTCGCATGATCAGCGCGGCAGATATCGAGAAGGCTTTCAGCGAGCGCGTCCCGTACGCCATTGCGACCTATAGCGCGGACAGCAAGACCGCCAAGCGCGATCCGTCGAAGGCCGAGATCAAAGCGCGACTACTATCCCTGTTGGAGAGGGTGGCAGCATGATCGAAACCCGCTCCATCCTCGACGGCCGCTGCAAGATCTATGTCGGCGATTGCATCGAGGCTATGCGCTCTATGGCGGCGAACTCGATCGACTGTGTCGTTACGTCCCCGCCGTATTGGGGCCTTCGCGACTATGGCGTTGACGGCCAGATCGGCCTTGAACCAACGCTTGGCGAACACCTCGATGTGATGGTCGCCGTCTTCCGCGAAATCCGCCGCGTCCTCAAGGCGCATGGCACGGTATGGATGAATTACGGCGATTGCTACGCCGCTCAGCCGAACGGGAAATCCGCGGCAGCATATAAGGCCGACGGCAGTGACGATCGGACGTTCCGGGATAAGCCGTTCTCGACCGTCGGGCCCATCTACGACCCAAACCATTCGAAAGCGAGAGGCGCCTTCTCGTCTGGCGATCGTCAGTCCCACATAGAGAGCGGCGGCCGAGTTGTCGCCGGCGGATTCATGAAGCCCAAGGATCTATGCATGATCCCGAACAGGCTCGCCATCGCTCTTCAAGATGATGGCTGGTGGGTCCGGTCCGAGATCATCTGGAACAAGACCAATCCTAAGCCCGAGTCGATCGACGATCGGCCTGCCGCCGTTCATGAGAAGATTTTTCTGCTCACCAAAAGCGAGCGGTATTTCTTCGACGCTGAATCGCTGAAGGAGCCGACGACCGGCAACGCTCATGCTCGCCGCAGAGATGGTCAGTACAAGCCGGCCAAGGGCAGCACAGCAGGACAGAATAGGGAGGGAACGTGGGTTGAGACCTATGTCCCGGATCTCCGCAATGGCCGGAACGTCTGGACCTTCAATATCGAGGGTTACCGCGGAGCCCACTTCGCCACATTCCCACGTGAACTAGCCCGTCGCTGCATCTTGGCTGGAACACCGAAGACGGTCTGTGGCTGCTGCGGCGCTGCTGAGGGCTGTGGCCCGATCTGCGAAACGTTCGAGCGTCTTCCCGGCGTAGTGCTTGATCCCTTTGGTGGCTCTGGAACAGTCGCGGTGGTTGCGGAGCAGTATGGCTATCGAAGCGCGTTGATCGAGCTGAAGCCAGAATATGCCGACATCGCGGAGCGCCGCATCACCGGCGCGCCTGCCATCTCGCTCGAGAACGAAGAGGAGGCAGCATGACCTTCCTCGAAGCCTACGGCATCCACGGCCCAGACGTTGAGCGCATCGCCGAAGCCCTCGGCATCACGCCACCAGAGGCTGATCGCCTCATCAACGAAGCAATGGAGCGTCGGCACCAGCAGCGCGTCCGGCGCAGTTTGAGGCGCGCATGACAAACCCGTACAAAATCGATGGCCCAGCGCTGATCTCCTTCTCCGGCGGACGCACCTCGGCGTACATGCTCTATCAGATCCTGCAGGCGCATGGTGGCGTCCTCCCTGATGATGTTGTCGTCTGCTTTGCCAACACCGGCAAGGAGCGTGAGGAAACGCTTCGCTTCGTGCATGAGTGTGGCAGCAGGTGGAACGTCAGGATCAACTGGCTGGAATTCCGCCTTGGAAAGCCAGGGTTTGAGGAAGTCGGCTTCAACAGCGCCTCCCGTGAGGGAGAACCTTTCGAGCAGCTGATCGCATGGAAGCAGCGCCTTCCGAACGGCCATGAGCGCTGGTGCACGTCATTCCTTAAGGTGCTGCCGATGTTTGCCAAGATGCGCGATAAGCTCGGGCTTGAGCCTGGGCAGTATCTCGAATGCATCGGGCTTCGGGATGACGAAGGTCTCCGGATATTCAACGCGATGGCGCAGGGTGAAAAATACGGCCGCCGTATTTTTCACCCTCTCGCCAAGGCAAAGGTTCGCAAACCGGACATTTGGAAATTCTGGCTTGGCGATAATCGCGATCCGAAGAGCCTTGTCCACCCATTGCCACAGGGCTTCGATCTCGGTCTCTATCCTTGGGAGGGAAATTGCGACCTCTGCTTCCAAAAGGGCAAAGGCATTCGCAAGCGGTATATCCGCGAAAACCCGAAGTCGCCGCATTGGTGGTCTCGTCAGGAGGTCACGCAAAATGGATGGTTCGACAAGCGCGACACGGTCGCCGAACTTATGGAGCAGGTCTGGTTTTCACCGAGCTTCTTCGACGCCGAATCCGACGATGACATGGAATACGATGTCGAGTGCGGCCTTCACTGCTCGGGAGAAGCCGCATGACGCGTGTTGTCTCCTTCGAACTTCCCATGCCGCCGTCGGTAAACAAAATGTATTCGAACCTTCCAGGCAAAGGCCGTGTGAAGACGAAGGAAGCTCGTCAGTGGGCATTTGAAGCCGGCTGGATGCTTATCGCTCAACGAAACCGCCTTGGCTCTCACAGGTGCTTTCTCGGTCCAGTCGAGGTCCATGTTGCTGCTTATCGCCCAGCCAGCAAGCGCAGGGACTTGGACAACATCCTGAAAGCATTGCTGGATTTACTCACCTCAACGAAGACGATCGGCGATGATAGCCAGGTCGTCGCCATCAATGCGAGATGGGTGGAAGAGGGCGTTCCCTGCACTGTGACGGTGAGGGATGCCGCATGAGCAACGATTGGTTCCGTTCATGGCATGGTGCGCCAACCGATCCGAAATGGCTCGGGATAGCCCGCCGCGCCGGTGTCGCTCCTGGTATCGCCGTTGCGGTCGCGTGGGCTCTCATGGACCGCGCCTCACAGGCATCGGATCGAGGATCGATCAAGGGCTATGACGCCGAGGGATTGGCCTACTTCTATGGATGCGAGCCTGAGCAGGTAGAGGCCATCGTCGCCGCAATGGCTGACAAAGGCATGATCTCCGACGGGAGATTCTCCAGCTGGGAAAAGCGGCAGCCGAAGCGCGAAGATGGCGCTGCCGAACGCGCGAGAGAATGGCGCGAACGCAAACGAACGCAAACGAACGCATCTGCAACAACAGATACAGAGACAGATACAGATCCTTCGGAAGACGCGGGCGCGCCAGAGAACGATCTTCAATTCGAAGAATTTTGGGATGCCTACCCGAACAAGACCGGCAGGCCATCGGCCGAGAAAGCCTTCTCCCAAGCCGTCAAGCGCGCCAGCTTCGACGAGATCATGACCGGTGTCCGAACCTATGCCGCCAAGACCGACGATCGGCAGTGGTGCTCGCCGGTGAAGTGGCTCTCCGATGACCGCTGGAAAGACCAGCCCGCCAAGCCGCCCGACAAGGGGACGCCTACGAAGCTGAACGGGACCGGCTTCACCCACCTGCAGAAATTTCAATCCCGAGAAGAGTACCTAGCCGCCGAAAAGGCGAGATCTGAGCGGAGTTTCCGATGAACGTCCTAGCAAGAGATATCCGAGCCAAGCTCATGAACCCGCCGGTGAAGATCACCCGCGAACAGGTCATGGATCTGCAACAGCGCAACCGCAATCTAGCGGCCAAAATCATCATGCTCGAAGAGGCAAACAAGGCCAAACAGGAGGTGATCGATACCCTCCTCACAGACCTTCGAAGCGAGCGAGATTTCACAAAATCGCTCGAGTTACGGATGCGGGCGATGGATGAGGACGAATCCGGATCAGTCGATGACAAGCCGTCGATCAAGAGCATCGTCCGCGAAGAGCTGAAGGATTGGCCAGGCGTCACCTGGGCGCAGGTCAAGGGCGGCCGTAAGCCCTGGCATGTTGTGCAGGCTCGGCGGCAGTGCTTGCAGGCTGTTTATCAGAAGCGCCCTGATCTGACGCTGCAGGAGATCGGCCGCATCTTCAACAAGGACCATTCTACTGTCTGCTATGCCGTCTATCAGGGCAACCAAGTCCTCAAGAAAATGGAGCTCAATCGGCAGCGGAAAGCCGCTGAGCGAGGTGAAGTATGAGCAGGAGACCTCGCCTCTATCTCGATCTCGACGGTGTCATGGCCGACTTCGATGCTCACTTCCCGGCCCTATTCGGCGTGGACCACCGGAATATGCTCGACGATGATATGTGGGCTAAGATCAACGGGCACCCGAGCTACTTCCGGGATATGCCTCAGTGCCCTGGCGCGAAAGAGTTCTTCGACCGCATATCATGGCTTAAGCCGATCATCCTTACGGCCTGCCCGAAATCGAACTATGCGCACGTCGCCCGCCAGAAGCGGGAATGGGTGAGGGAGCACCTGTCATCCACCTGCCACATCCTGCCGGTCATGGGCGGCCGGAACAAGCCGCTCTTCATGCATTCGCCCGGCGACATCCTCGTCGACGACTTCGAGCGAAACATCAAGGCTTGGCGCGAGGAAGGCGGGTTCGGGATCCTGCACACTGACTTCACATCGTCCAGAGATGCGATCGAACGCGAAATGGTTAGGAGTGCTGCGGCATGACCCGTCTAGCTCGCGTCGACATGGATGCCGTCGCTCCGCTCTATCCTAGCGACAAGGTCGCCGGCCGGGTAGCGGCAAGGGGAGAGCATTTCGATTGGCAGCCAAACCAGGCCACCAAGGTCCATTCGTCTGATCCGCTTGCCGTCCGTCGCCCTACGGAAAACGAACTGTCGAGGCCTGAATACACGGATCTGACGGGCGCTAAGATCGGCCGGCTGACCGTGGTGGGCGTTGCAGCGGAGATAATAGGCAACGGCCAGAAGTGGGTAGTGCGCTGCGTCTGCGGATCATACGAGACCCGCAAGGCCAGGTACATCAAGGCCTGTGTCGCCGGCAACAATCCGGGAAGCAGCGATCCGATGTGCGACGCGTGCGGCTATACCCGGAAGCTTCAGCTTGGCTACCACAACCCCAAAAAGGCGGCCGCGGCGGCGCAAGCGATCATGGAGGCGGCTCGATGAGCGATCTTCTCATGACGAGACGCGTCGTGTTCTCGGATTGTGGCCTTTACCGCTATCTCCTTGAGCACGACTTCGGCGGGACCGGTCCGGTTATCTCGATCGGGATGGTCAACCCATCCAGCGCGGATGAGGAAAAGAACGATCCTACCATGACGAAGATCGACGGCTTCGCCGCGCACCTCGGCGCCAGCAAGGTGAAGGTCTGGAACAAGTGCGCGTTGCGCAACAAGGACGTGAAGGCGCTCCGCGCGGCAGCTGACCCGATCGGGCCGGAAAATGACGCCTACATCGAGCAGGCGATCCGCGATGCAGATATTCACATCGTCGCATGGGGACCGCTTGCCAAGCTTCCGCGACCTCTCCGCAACCGATGGCGCGATGTCGTGGATGTCATGACCCGCGCTGGCTGCCGGCCGATGTGCTGGGGCACTGCCGGCGACGGGCAGCCGCGCCACCCGCTGATGGTCGCCTACGCCACGCCCCTAGGCCCATGGGAGGCGCCACGGTGACAGACATTCCCGTCGACGAAATCAAGATCGAGGTCTGGCCCATCTCCGGCATTCACGAACGAGGCGGCCAGCATGTTGGAACCTGCCCGGGTGTGCGCATTACGCATCTTCCGAGCGGCATCCATGCTTACGTCGATATCGGCCGATCCCAACACATCAACAAGACCATCGCAATGGACATGATCCTCGCGGCGATCACTCATCCGAAATTCCGATAATCCGAGCGGCGGCTCATGAGAGGAAATGAAAATGGCGGCACTGGCATTGCAAGAGCAGGACACACGAGATTTCGCTGATATAGTCGCGCAACGGCGGAAGCGGCTTATCGGCCGAGATTGGTACGCGATCCGGACTGCCCCCGGCACACAGCGAATGGCCCGACATGTCGAAGACGCTCCGATCCATCGTATCGGAGAGAGCATCATCGAGCGCAATCTCCGCAACGAGGGGATCAGCGTCTACATGCCGGCGTATTGGTACGAGGGCATTCACCACCGCAACCGGAAGGTCATCCAGCGTCGTCTGCCGCTGTTGGTCGGATATGCGTTCGTGAACCTCGAAAACCTGAATTTCGAGAGGGTGCGCGACGTCGACGGCGTGGTGTGTTTCCTCCGGTCCGAGTTCGGTCCGCTCCGGTTCAGTGGAGACGATCTTGCCGTCATCGCTGCCGAAGAGTTGACGCGGCGTCAGGAGTTCCGGCGCGAACGGATCACCCGAATCCAAAATGAAACCGCCGGACAGGCCATGCAGCTCCGCGGCAATCTCCGCAAGATCCTGCCGAAGGGCAGGGGCAATCGCATCAACCTCAAGGATCAAGCTCTCCTCACCATCAAGGACTTGAAACCGGAGATGCAGAGCAAAGTCATGGGGATGTTGCTCCAATTGGAGCAGTTAGAGGCATATGAGGGGCTTGAAACCATAGATCGTGTTGCGTAATATCGTCAGTGATTTGCGGTGTTCTGTTCGCGGACCCATCTGATGGGGAATACCCTGCCGGCCGCTTGTCTCTCAAAAGCATCACTTATGCTCATTGGAGAAATGCGCCTTGGCGTTCATCGTTGATGGTGTAGCCCACATCCCTCTTCAGAAATCGAAAGGCCGCAAGCGGATGTTTGCGCTTATCGACGAGGAGGATTACGACCGCGTGTCTCGTTTAAAGTGGTACGCGGTCGCTTCGGGGAAGACCTTTTACGCTAGAGCCACCAGCGGTATCCTGTCGGCCCATCTGTATGGGATGCATTCCTATGTCATGCGGGCCCAAAAAGGGCAGCGCGTAGACCACGAAAACGGGAACGGCCTCGACAACCGGAAGGCCAATCTCCGCAAAGCCACGCCCGCCCAAAACACGTGGAATTCCTTCAAGCGCAGCGACCCGTGCAGTTCGAAGTTCAAAGGCGTCATCCTCACGAGTTCGGGGAAATGGGCAGCATCCATCACTCGAAACGGTGATCATCAGGTAATCGGGCTGTTTGACGATGAAGCCGAAGCAGCCCGCGCCTATGATGAAAAGGCGTTAGTGCTGTTCGGCGAGTTCGCTAAGACCAATGACGCCATGGGCTTATTCGAGAGCGATCAGGCAAGCCGGGTCACGGCATCGGACATGATGTTTGACCCGCGATCGATCGGCGATTTCAAAGCGGCGACGCCCGGCCAAATTTTCGACGGCAATGAAAACGTTGGAGACCGCGCTGCCGTCGGGATCGTGATCGGCCTTTGCAAGCACCCTCGCACGCGTCAAACCATGTATCGGCTCGATACAGGCGCCAAGGTGCATATGGATGCTTACATGGGTCGGCATCCATCAATCGAGGAAATGGCTCTCTTTCGCGCCAGCCAAAATTGAATTGTTTCATGTCGGAGTAGAGCAGCCCGGTAGCTCGCTTGGCTCATAACCAAGAGGCCGCAGGTTCGAATCCTGCCTCCGCAACCAGTTCCCAGAGGGGCCAAACGAACAAGCTGATGAGTTCAGCCACTGTCGTGGAGACGGTGCGATGTGTTCGGGCCCCGCATCCCCAGAAGCCGTTCGCCGGATAGTCCACGTAACCGGAAAGAAGGATTGCGGACCAGCCAGCCGCCATCCGAGGCACCAGAGCACCCAAGCCCGCCGTAAGCTCTCGGGGCGCAAACGAGAGGCGGAGGTCTGCAAGCCTCCACAGCCAATCACGCCCGTCGCCCGCTTAGCCGCGGTTGGCGGGTTTTCCATTTTCTGAGAGGCTCTCCAATGTCAGACGAGCATATGTGCCCGCGCCGCGCCGAAGGGCCGACTTTCACCTCTGGGCCTGACACCTGGCGTGAGGACGGATCGTGCTCATACTGCGGCAGCCTGAATCCCGATACCCTCATGGCGCGCCTTGAGGCTGGTGATGTAAGGCTTGACCCGACGGATAAGACCTACAAGGTCTATTGCGAGAACGCCGGCGGTGAGCAGTTCAAACAGACCTATCGCAATTGCCCAAGCGATGCGAATTGCAAGGGGCCTGACGATTGCTCCCACTGGGTGACGCGGGAGCGTAGCGGCACAAAGTTCTATTTCCAGCATTTGAGCGAAGACCAGAGAAAGCGGTTCGTCGACCTTCTCAACGCGAAAAAAGTCATGCTCGGCTACCCTGGATACTTCTACGTCCCGCCGTTCTTTATTCAGTTCAAGGCGCCGGCGGCGTGATCCTCTGGCGATCCCCATCCGCCTTCGCGATCGATAATCATCAAGGACGATAGAGATGGTTTGGTTTGTTCAGCCGCTGGAGCGCAAAGACAAAGACGGCAAGCCGTCCGGTCTGTGGCATCTCTGCGCGCAAAGCGACGAGGGCGGCGGCTTCTACACCGGCTGCAACCATGATCATGCTTCTGCCGAAGAAGCGCAGGACTGCATCGAGGCCAAGGTGCGCCTCGGCCAGGTGACGGGGTTTCCCTATGTGGCCTCGAAAATCAAGGTCAACGGCATTGAGTTCGAGGTCCATGGCGACATGATCAGCCATGAGCAGATCTGCGCACTCGCCGGCAAGCCAGTCCACGCCTCGGCCACCTATCTCGGTCCCCGAAAGGGCGACAGCGAGAGAAGCGGCATCACCCATGTCGGAAAGTCCGTCAAGCTCGAAGACGGCATGAGCTTCACCTGCGTCGTGACGGGCAACGCATGATCATCCCCCGCTACATCCAGCGCGCCGCTTTCGTCGTCGCAATCGTTCTATTCTGCCTCGTAGGGCTGTTCGCCATGTCGGGGTGCCAGACGTATCAGCCGCCGGGCCAGGATCTGTGGCGGGCGCTATAACTCATCGTTCCTCGGGAGTGCGCAACCGGCGGGTTGAAAACGATCCGCTACTCCGACGCTCTTCGACAAACTTTCTACATCCGTCATGCGGGCAATAGACCAACTCGACGTCAACAAAGCCGGGCTGGCCCTCGTATTCCAAGCACTCGAACTCCTGACCGCAATGAGGGCAGGTCACGACTTCGGAATGGGTATTATCTTGGCCTTGCAGAAACATTATTTTCTCCCGTGTGTGACCCTATGCCAGTCCTGAAAAACCCCCGGCATGAGAAGTTTGCCCAAGCTCTCGCCAAAGGCAATACAGCAGATGACGCATATGCCGCCGCTGGCTTCAAACCTGACCGTGGAAATGCCTCTCGCCTACAGCATAAAGACAACATCGTACAACGCGTGTCCGAGCTTTTGGAGTGGGAGCAGACGGTAGAGCGAAAGGCCACCGAAAAGGCCATCGAGAAGCTGGCCATCACCAAAGAGCGCGTCCTGGCCGAACTTGCCAAGATCGGGTTCTCTGACATCCGCAAGGCCATCAAGTGGCAGGGCACGCTTGTAACCGAGGAAGACAATCCGGACGGCGGTGATGTCCTCGTGATCAAAAATGTCGTCACGAACAATGTCCAGCTTGTATCGAGCGACGAGATCGACGACGAGACGGCCGGCGCGATCGCTGAGATCAGCCAGAACTCGACCGGCGGCATTAAGTTGAAACTTCACGACAAGAAGGGTGCGCTCGTGGACATCGGCAAGCACCTTGGCATGTTCGTGGAGCGGCACGAGCATACAGGCAAGGACGGCGCACCGATCCAGACCGAGACGAGAACATGGCGGGAAGTGCTGCGCAGCGAGAAGAGCTAGACGCCACCACATATCTCACCAACCCGGCTCTTCATGATTTTTGGGAGCAGGTTTTCCTCGGTCAGGCGGACATCGCGGTTCTTCACGGCGGCCGCTCAAGCTCAAAGACGCGAGACACGGCCTGCCAGTTGGTTCGGTTGGTCGACCATGTCGGCGTCAGGATGCGGGTGCTTTGCATCCGTCGTTTCCAGAACCGTATCCAGGATTCGGTTTACACGGAACTGAAATGGGCGATCGCTCATCTCGGTCTCACGGACCAATACGACATTCAAAAGACCACCATCATCCACAAGGTGACGGGGTCGGAGTTCATCTTCTACGGCATCGAGCGAAACCTTGAGGATATCAAGGGAACGTCCGACGTCGATATTCTCTGGGTCGAAGAGGCGGAAAAGCTAACCGAAGACCAATGGACGGTGATCGGGCCGACGATCCGTAAGGAAGACAGCCTAGCGATCCTGCTGTTCAACCCGAAGCTCGTCACCGACTACGTCTGGAAGAACTTCGTCATCAATGTTCCGCCGCATTGCGTGGTTCGGAAGATCGATTACACCGAGAACCCGTTCCTTTCGCAGAAAGCGCTGCGCGACATTGCTGCCATGCGGGAGCGCAACCCGGAGACCTTTGAGCACGTCTACGGCGGTATTCCTCTCGGGGATAGCGAGCTTTCTATCTTCAAGCGCCGCTGGCTTGATGCTTGCATAGACGCTCATGTGACGCTGAACGTCGGCCTCACGGGTCGGAATATCATCGGTTTCGACCCTGCCGACGATGGCGAGGACAAATGCGCCACGGCCGATAAGGTCGGCGGCATCTTCACCGAGGTCGACGACTGGGCGTCCGGCAAGGACGAACTTGTCCAGAACGCCAAGAAGGTATGGGCCAAGGCGAAGGCCGTCGGCGCAACGGTGTCATACGATACGATCGGCGTCGGTGCCTTTGTCGGCGGCTATATCGATGAGCAGAACCGGGAAAACCGGGCGCGTGTCAACCACTACGCTTTTCATGCCGGCGGCGCGGTTCTCGACCCAGACAAGGCGAGCGACCCGTACAACAGCAAAAGCCCGCTGAACAAAGACGAATACCTGAACCGCAAGGCGCAGGCCTGGGCCAATACCGCACGACGGGCGATGCTGACCTTCAATGCCGTCACCAGGGGGCAACCCATCAGGGCTGAGGATGTTCTTTCGTTCTCGTCTGGGATCGGGACCGCAAAGCTCGATGCTCTTTTCACGGAACTCTGCGTGCCGTGGTGGGTAGAGAGTGAGGGAAAGAAGCGGGTTGTTCCCAAGGTGAAGCTGAAAAAAGACCTGGGCGTGAAGTCACATAACTTGGCGGACGCCGTCATTGCCGCTGACAACGTTCAGCTATCGCGTGTCCTGGTCATTAGCGACACGGTACTGCAGCGATCAACATCGAGGTAGGAATGGGTATTCGAAACTGGTTCGGCCGCCTGTTCCGGCAGGATAAGCAGCAGGAGGTCGCGGTGCCGGCGCCTGTGCTGGCCGACAAGCCAAAGCCCATCAAGGTGCCCGATGGAGCGCTGATATCGTCTCGGTTGAACCCGGAGGCCTACAGACGCGTTCCCGTGTTCTCTCTGCCGACGCCAGCACCGGGAGTTTTGCCAGCTGGCGAGACCGGTATGGCGATGGATTCGGGTATCGGGTCAGCGAACAATTGGGCCAACCAGTTCGCGATCGATGGCTACTGGACCGAGGGGATTACCTTCCTCGGCTATGCCTATCTGTCCGAGTTGGCGCAGCGCCCGGAATATCGGGTGATCTCCGAAACGATCGCGACGGAAATGACGCGAGAGTGGATCGAGTTCTTCTCGACGACGGACGATGACGACGACAAGCAGGATCGCATCAAGGAGCTCGAAGAAGAGTTCAAGCGGCTCTGCGTATCGGACATGTTTGCCAGGGCAGCCCAGCAAGACGGGTTCTTCGGCCGCGGTCATATCTATATCGACACAGGCGATACCGATAATACGGATGAACTGCAAAAGTCTTTGGGTGACGGCTGGGACGAGCTGAGCAAGACGAAGCTCTCGAAGAAGAAGATCAGATCGCTGCGGACCATCGAGGCCGTGTGGTGCTATCCGACGAGCTACAATTCGAACGACCCGCTGAAGGACAACTGGTACCGGCCTGATAGCTGGTATGTGCAGGCCAAGATCGTGCATTCCTCTCGCCTGATCACGCTGATCGGCCGGGAAGTTCCGGATCTGCTGAAGCCGACATATTCCTTCGGTGGTCTGTCCCTGTCGCAGATGGCGAAACCCTATGTCGACAACTGGCTTCAGACGCGCCAGTCGGTGAATGACATCATCTCGGCATTCTCTGTATTCGTCCTCGAAACCAACCTGGCGGAAAGCCTGCAGGCCGATGGCCAGCAGTTGTTCAAGCGAGCCGAGCTCTTCAACAACCTGCGAGACAATCGCGGGCTGATGATGATCGACAAGGAAAGCGAAGGGTTTCAGAACGTCTCCGCGCCTCTTGGTGGCCTCTCAGAGCTTCAGGCTCAGGCCCAGGAGCACATGGCATCGGTGTCGCATATCCCGACGGTCAAGCTTCTCGGCATTCAGCCGGCCGGTCTCAACGCCTCGTCCGAGGATCAGATGCGGGTGTTCTACGATTACATCCATGCCTATCAGGAGCATCTGTTCCGGCATCCTTTGCGCCGGCTGATGGGCCTGATCATGATTTCGCTCTGGGGCGAGACGGACAAGGCCATCGATTTCCGATTCAAACCGCTGTTCTCCCTCGACGAGAAGAGCGAGGCCGAGGTCGAAAAGCTGAAGGCCGAAACGGATCAGATCCTGATCGACACCGGCGTGATATCGCCTGACGAATCCCGCAAGCGTGTCGCGGCGGACCCGGCATCCGGTCATTCGTCGATCGATGTCGACGACGTGCCGGATCTGCTGGACGAGGAGGAGCATGGCCTAGCCCCGAAGGGTGGCAAACTCTTGCCCGGCTTAGGTGAAGAGGATACTGATGATAGTGCCTCCAACCGCCTTTTCGGGAAAGCTGAAGCCGCGTGATCAAACTAGTCCTCTGGGACATCATCAACGCGAAAGAGCCGACGGCTCGCGATAGCATTCCACAGAGCCTGGCTAGGCTGGAGAAGAACGTTGGCGCGCAAGTTAAGGCGGAAGACGCCGAAGGCCACGGAAACGATCCTGAGGCCGATACACCCGAATGCGGGGATTGCCGCTGATTATCAGCGCAGGCTTGATGCCCTTATCCAGGCGATGGCGAAGTCGGTAGAGTTTTGGCTCACCGCAACCTATCGACAGAACGAACCGCGTATCGCGCAGGATGAAACACCTGCCGACGCGCTGCGCCGTTCGATGCGGGAGTTGTCGAAGCGCTGGGTGAAACGCTTCGACGAGATGGCCGGCAAGATGGCGGAACACTTCGCTCAGTCGGTCGAAGCCCGGTCAACGGGAGCGATGAAGAAGATCCTGAAGGACGGGGGCTGGACCGTCCAATTTCACGTCACTCCGGCGATGCGGGACGTGATGGACGCGACCGTGCATCAGAACGTGGCGCTCATCAAATCGATCCCGGCCCAGTATCTGGAGCAGGTTGAAGGCATCGTGATGCGCGGCGTGCAGAACGGCCGCGATCTGGGCGTTGTATCCGAAGAGCTTCAGAAGCGTCTCGGGGTTACCCGTCGTCGAGCGGACTTTATTGCCCGCGACCAAAATCAGAAGGCCACGTCAGCTTTCAACCGAGTTCGCCAAACGGAACTCGGGCTCGACGAGGCCGAGTGGCACCACAGCGGCGGCGGGAAGGAACCCCGACCGACGCATGTGAGGGCCGGAAAAGACAAGGTCCGCTACAAGATTTCGCAGGGTTGGTACGACCCGGCCTTGAAGCGCTTCATACAGCCTGGTGAAGAGCCGGGATGCAAATGCGTCGGGCGGCCAGTGATCAAGGGATTTTCGTAATGATTTCTCAGGAACCCAAGGAAATCGCCGCCACACAGGTCAGCGGGCCGGTTGGAGGCGCTTGCAACTTCATTCGATATCCAGATGAAGGGGTAACGTATCGTTCGCAAGCCGGGAATTATACGAACGAAAGAGATGACGGGCGATTGCAGGTCATAGCCGCCCGTTGTTTTGCGGGGCTGCAAACCTATGTCGACGCGTTGCCGCAATACGAGTTCCAGCAGATTGAATTTTTGCAGACGGCCGATAGATCGATGGCCGATCAGTTTGTTTCCATGACGTTTGCCAAAAAGCAAAAGGCGTAAGCCAGTCGAAGTAAGGGGTTCAGCTGATGGAAAACAAGCCCGACATGAAGAAGATCGCGGCTCCGAAGCCGCAATTCTCTTTCCTGCAGGATTATGCCTTCGAACTGATCGACAAGCACGGTCCCCGCACCCTTGGGATGATCATGCACGGCTATACGAACATGGGTTATTCGATCGCCGGCGCCGTCGTTGACGAGCAGTTCGAGACGCTCGCGAAGGAGCTCGAGGCTGATCCTCGACTGGTTGTTGTTGCCGATAATGCTGGTCGCGGTGGCGACTGGATCGGCATCAAGGAAGATCACAAAGATGGCGTTTGATCCACTCGACGAAAGCGACATCCTTGCTGCCGAAAGGGCTCTTGGCATTGCCCCTGTTCCGACCGGTCGCCTGCGTTTGTTCAAACAGGGCAATGAAATCAAGCTTCTGCAGTTGTGGGAGTCGAGCGCCAGCCCACGTCGTGGGATCTGGCTTGAAGTGCCGATCGTCACTGAGATGCCTGAGGGGGAAATCCAATGGCCATGATGACGGTGCGCCTGAGCGCCCATGTGCCGTGGCAGACACGCGCCGGCATCTATCTCGCCGTGGTCTTTGAGCACATTCCGTTCTGCAACCTCCTCTCCCTTCAGCTGCTGAAGTGGGCGCAATCTCAAATTCAGGTGAAAGTCGAGACGGATGCCAGCGGTCAGTGAAAAGCAGAGGCGTGCGATGTTCGCAGCGGCAGAAGGGAATAGCACGTTGGGCATCCCGAAGAAGGTCGGCGAGGAGTTCGTCGCCGCCGACGCCAGCAATGGCCATGCCGCCGGTATCCTCTACGTGGCGCCGGATGGCGATGTGCTGCTTCTTCGGCGGTCCTCGACTGAAACGAACTATGCCGGTCACTGGGCTCTCCCGGGCGGCAAGGGCGAGGAAGGCGAGACGCCCGAGCAGACCGCAGACCGCGAGGCGCGTGAAGAGATGGGCCCGCTCATCCCGGAAAGCGCGAAGCGGATGAAACTGTTGGATAGCCGAGTCACTCCGACCAAGATGGCGTTCCACACCTTCGCTCAGGCGGTTCCGGAGAAGTTCGTTCCGACACTGAACGAGGAGCATAGCGGCTACGCCTGGTCGCCGTTCGACCAGCTGCCCGGTCCGATCCATCCCGCGGTGAAAAGTACGCTGGATGACCGGCTCGGAACCGATGGACTCGAAACGCCGGAAGATTGGGCGATGCTCAAGACCCGTCTCGTCAACTGGTTGAGCTACGATGAAGACGGCGAGGAAGAGGTCGCCACGGCGCAAGATTCGATCGCGATGGACCGGGACAGTGTCCGCCGCATCGATCAGGATGGCCATCTTTTCGTAGAAACCACGCCGATCTCGAAGGCCGTGGTCAACCCGTACTACGGCAAGGAGATCCCCGGTTTTCAGAAGCTGGGCCTTGATCCGGAGCGGATCTACAACCTGCTTCGTGACCCGAAGGAGTTGAAGGCCGCCGCGACGACATTCGCAGGCAAGCCGCTGCTGCTGATCCACAAGCCGGTCAATGCTGATGAGCATCCCCGCGAGATCGTGGTGGGCTCGGTCGGCGATGATGTTGAGTTCAAGGCCCCGTACCTGATGGCCCCGCTGAATATCTGGGACGCTGAGGCGATCAAGCTCATCGAATCCAAGAAGCAGCGCGAGCTATCGTGCGGGTATCAATACGAACCTGTCATGGAACCGGGAACCTACGAAGGCGAACGTTATGACGGTCGGATGACGAACATCAAAGGAAATCACCTCGCGATCGTCGAATCAGGACGGGCCGGGGCGGATGTCTTTGTTGCAGACCAAGCACTGAAACCAAAGGAGACTGCAGCCATGGCGAAGACGCCAGTTCTATCCCGCAAGGCATCCGTCGCTCATGGCGCGATCCTCGCATATCTCCGCCCCAAGCTCGCTCAGGATGCCAAGATCGATATCACGGCGATCCTGAAGGACGTGACGGCAAAGAACTACAATCCGGTGACCATCGCCGATGGCCTGAAGAAGGCCGCGACCGGCAAGCTGGCCCAGGATGCCGACATCAGCGACGTCGTCGATCTTCTCGATACGCTGAAGACCGTCGAAGGTGCCGAAGACGATCTCGAACCGAACTCCGGCCAGCTCAACGCCGGCAAGGTGCGTGGCGAGGATGAAGAGCCCGATGGCGAGCCGGACCAGAAGTCGCGGGTCATGGAATTCCTCAAGGACAAGCTGTCCGAGGACGACATGAAGGCCTGCGACGAGCTCTGGAATCAGGAAGCGATGGACGAAGACGCCGACGAAGACGAAGGCGCCAGGAAGAAGGCCGAAGACGAGGCCGAGGAGAAGAAGGACATGGTCGACAAGAAGGCAATGGATGCGGCAATCAATGCCGCAGTGGCGAACGAGCGCCGCAACGCTCGCGAGATCGAAGCCGCCAAGGAAGACGTCCGCCCCTATATCGGCGCGGTCGCCATGGCCCATGACAGCGCCGCCGATGTCTATCGCACGGCTCTGACCTCTCTCGGCGTCGATATCGCCGGCGTTCACCCCAGCGCTTTCCGCGCCATCCTGAAGGCGCAGCAGATCCCCGGTACGCAGCAGCGGCAGACGTCGCCTTCCGTTGCCATGGATGCCAAGGGAGCTTCCTCGTTCTACGAGATGTTCCCGGAAGCAAAGTCGCACATCGTCAAGACGCTCTAAGCGTCTCGACATAACCGCAACCCACAGGGCCGCCGTTGTGCGGCCGTTTCTTTTAGGAGAAAACCCATGGCTGGATTCCAGACCCAGGCGTACTACAATCCTGCCCCGGCGGTGGAAGGCGACTTTGCCAGCACCAACCCGCGGGCGACCGTCATCGCTGGTCCCGGCGGCCTTGTCGCCGGTTCCTCCTTCATCGTTGGCCGCGCCATCTGGCTGTCCAGCACCTATGTCGACGACGATGGCACCCCGGCTGTGGCAAATGCCTTCGGCTCCGGTGCGATCGCCGGTATTGCCCACCGCGAACAGCAGGGCCTTATCCAGCAGTATCTGCAGGAATCGACCATGCTTGTCCCGGCCGGCTTCCCGGTCACCGTCTTTGCTTCCGGCGATTTCTGGGTCAAGAACAACGGTTCCACCCAGGCGCTGCCGGGCATGAAGGCATATGCGGCCTTCGCTGACGGCAAGTTCACCGCAGCCGCTACCGGTAGCCCGAGCACGGCATCCGGTTCCGCAAGCTCGGTCGCCGCATCCACCTTCTCGGTTACCGGTTCGATCGCCGACAACGTCTTGACCGTCACCGCGGTCAGCTCCGGTACCGTCGTCCCGGGCGGCACGATCTCGGGCACCGGCATCGCAACCGGCACCAAGATCGTCAGCCAGCTTTCCGGCACCACGGGCGGCATCGGCACCTATGCGGTCAGCATCCCGGAACAGACTGTGGCGTCGACCACGGTCAGCGGCACCTACGGCACGCTAACTGTCGGCGGTACGGTGGCAGGCGTCTTCGGCGTCGGCCAGTCGCTCTCCGGCTCCGGCGTCGTCGCGGGAACCACGATCACCGCGCTCGGCACGGGCACGGGCGGCGCGGGTACCTACATCGTCGACAACAACACCGTCGTCGCTTCCACGGCGATCACGGCAGCCACCAACGTCGAAACCAAGTTCGTTGTGCGTTCCTCGGCTCTGCCGGGCGAACTCATGAAGATCAGCTCGTGGCTGCAGGGCTGATCTAGCCACGCCATCCCCCAACCAGATCGCCGAGCGCTCCCAGCTCGGCGGCTCCCTGAGGAGAAATTACAATGGACTTTCATGACTACCATCAGGCTGCCGCTGCCTGGGACGCTCACCGCGGAATGTTCGAAGCGGCCGGCATCTACCTTCCCGATGCCAAGGCGTATGTCTGGAACGAGGCCAAGGTCAATTACATGGCCATGGACGCCCAGCCCGCACTTTCAACGGCGGCAAACACCGGCATCCCGGCGTTTCTCACGACCCTGATCGACCCGGATGTCTACCGGATCGTCTTCTCGCCGACCAAGGCAGCTGAGATCTTCGGCGAAACCCGCAAGGGCACGTGGATCGACCAGACCGCAATGTTCCCGGTCGTTGAATCCACGGGCGAAGTATCGTCCTACGGCGACTACAACGAGAACGGCCGCTCGGGTGCGAACATGAACTGGCCTCAGCGTCAGTCGTACCTTTTCCAGACCATCTCCGAATACGGTGAGCTGGAAATCGAGCGGGCTGGCCTCGGCCGGGTCAACTGGGTCGGTGAAGTGGACGGCGCCGGCACCACGGTCCTGCATCGCTTCCTCAACCAGTCCTATTTCTTCGGCGTGCTTGGCCTTCAGAACTACGGTCTGCTGAATGACCCGAACCTGTCGGCGCCGATCACCCCGGCCACCAAGGCTTACGGTGGCGTGAAGTGGGTCAACAACGGCCAGATCGTTGCCACGGCAAACGAGATCTTCGCCGATATCCAGGCGCTCTGGTATCAGCTTCAGGGTCAGCAGGCCAACGGCCTCGTCGACCAGAACACGAAGATGACCCTGGCTCTGTCGCCTGGATCGGAACTCGCCATGACCGCGACCAACTCCTTCGGCGTCAACGTCTCCGATCTGCTGAAGAAGAACTTCCCGAACCTCCGGATTGTTTCGGCGGTGCAGTATGGGGCTCTGACAGCAAATAACCCGGTGGGTGTTGCCGCCGGCAATGTCGTCCAACTGATCGCCGATGCCATCGATGGCCAGAAGACCGGGTATTGCGCCTTCAACGAGAAGCTCCGCAGCCACCCGATCATTCGCGCCATGTCTTCCTGGAAGAAGAAGATGACGTCGGGCACCTGGGGCGCCGTGATCCGCATGCCGCTCGCCATCAGCCAGATGGTGGGCGTCTAAGCCAGCAGCGGGAGCCTTTCACCCATAAGTTCGGCGGGCGCGGACGCGCGCCTTGACGACCCAGCGGCCCGTTCCTCCCAAGGCAACCTGCTGGATCCGTGACGCCGACGTCTGTCAACCAGGAGCAAGAAATGTCTGAAACTGTAACCGTGGCATGTAAGATGCCACATGGCCTGATCCTTCGCGTCTTCGACAAGGTGAAATTTCAGGAACCTATGCCGGGAGGCGGCACAAAGCCTGTCGATCGCGCCATGCCTCGTCCCCAGACCGTGACGCTCAAGGGCTATCTCGAAAAGTACGATCCGAGCATCCCGCCGGCGGCCCGTGGATCGAGCTATGCGCTCACGTATGGCGTCGACAAGGAGTTCTTTGAGCTTTGGCTGAAGCAGAACCATGACCTCGATGCGGTCGTGAACCACCTGGTCTTTGCCCACGACCAGGACACTGCCGGCATGGCGGAAGAATATCGCAGCACGAAGTCCGGGCTCGAGCCTGTCGACCCGGCGAAGCTCAAGGGTCGAGTTCAGACCTTCGACAAAGACGCCGCTTAACCGGAGTGATCGCTGATGGGCGTGGCCGTTCAATTCAATTATGCAAACTGGGCGGCCACTTTCCCGCAATTCTCTCCGGCGCTGGATGAGGCTACCGTCACCAATCTGATCCTACCGATCGCAGAAATCTATTGCCGCAATGACGGCGGTGGACCGGTCAGCAAGGCAGAGACACAGACGGTCCTGCTTAATCTCATGGTCGCCCATGTGGCGCAGCTGATGTACGGGCCGAAAGGCGAAGGCATCACTGGGGCTGGCGGCAGCGGGATCGTGGGTCGCATCAGTAGCGCGACCGAGGGCAGTGTGTCGGTCTCGGCGGAATTTCCGACGACGCCAAACAACGCGTGGTTCCTGCAAACGACCTTCGGGGCCGCTTTCTGGCAGGTAACGGCTGCGTACCGGACCATGCGATACATTCCGGGGCCGCGCCGAAACATGAACCCGTGGCTAAATCAATAGGAGGTCCGAGATGGACAAGGAACTTCGCAAGGAATTCCGCGAATGGAAAGTCGAGGTGGATGACCGCCTCGACCGGCTCGAAGCCGCACAGGTAGCCAAGGACGCGGCATCCGCCGCCCAGGCTCCGCAGGCCACGGCGAGCAAGAAAGCCGCTGCCGACGCAGCCACCTCGGAAAAGGAGGGCAACTGATGGATATCGACGCTTACGAAAAGCACATCCGCCGGCTAATTGCCGAGGTGGAGTCCCTGCAAACCCGCTTGGCGGTTTACGAGCCGATGCTGGTAGAGATGCTGCCGTCGTGGCTGGAATACCAAGCCAATCAGGAGCCCGCCAGCGACCAGGCCCCGGCCGAAGGGGGATCACCTGCCGCTGATCAGCAGGCAGCCACTCCCCCCGTCGCGCCGATCGAAGGCGAGAGCGGGCAGGCGCCTGTGGCAGATGCACCTGCCGCCGATGCTCCGACAGGTGAGCCCGGACCTGCGGCGGCCCCTGAACCCAGCACGGGTGGCGAACCTCCAACCGCGCCCGAGGGCGCTGAGGCTTCTGCTCCTGAAGAGGCGGAGAAACCCGCCGGTGGCGATCAGCCGGAGACATCTGGAGACGTGCCTGCCGAGGCTCCTGTCGCCGCCGATGAACTCGAAGAGCCCCCGCCGGACGCTGCCTAATGGTCACGCTGAAGGGCGGCGACAAGCTGGCCGCCGCCTTGGCCGAGATCGCCAAGAACATCGAGAAGGCATCGTCGGTGGATATCGGCTTCCTCGAAGGGGCAACCTATCCCGATGGGAAGTCCGTCCCAGAGATCGCGGCGATCCAAGAATTCGGCGCGCCAAAGGCGGGTATCCCGCCACGTCCGTTCTTCCGCACCATGATTTCCGACAAAAGCCCGGAATGGCCGGATGCTGTCGGCAATCTGCTGGTCAGCAACGGCTATGACGCCGCGAAGACCCTTGGGCAGACCGGCGAGGCGATCAAAGGCCAGCTTCAGCAGTCGATCATCGATACGTTCAATCCGCCGCTAAGCCCGGTCACACTGATGCTGCGCAAGATGCGCGCCGACAATCCCGACCTGGTTGTGACGGGCAAGACGGTCGGCGAAGCGGCTCGGCGCGTGAAGGCCGGCGAAAGCACGGGAGGAGTCTCCACCAAGCCACTGGTGGATTCCGGAGTGCTCCTGTCGAGTGTGGATTACGAAGTGAAATCGTAAGGAATTGAGCAAATGAAACTGAGATACGTTGTTGCGGCGATACTCCTTACCGGAATCACGGCCGCTTGGGCTCAGACGGCTATAATCACCGGGAACGAGTTCCAGACGGCAACGCCGGGGAAAACCGTCTCCGGCGTCGTCAGCATGTGCATCAACGGCAGCAACCAGGCGATCCCTTGCCCGACCGGCGGCTCAACGGCGGTCACGCAAGGGACCGACCCGTGGAATGTCGCCTATAACATCCCATCCGTTGCGAAGACGGTGGCAGGGTGCACCGTCGCGGCGACCTCCGGCGCTTGCCTGGGGGCAAACCCACGTGTGTGGGTGCAAATGCAGAACACATCCGCATCGGCGACCGTCGCGTGTTCGTGGGTTGGCGCTGCCACGCTCAATGGCACGGCATCGTTCATGCTGGCCCCCGGTCAAAGCGCATCGTGGGGACCGACGACCGGCGGAGCGCCCAACCAAGCGCTAAACTGCATCGCTACGGCTGGCTCAACGCCGTTGTATGTGGAGCAAAATTGATGAAAAAGATTGCTCTCGCTTTTCTCCTGGTGTTCGCCAGTTTCAGTTTTGCGCATGCTCAGATTGCGCCGCTGCCGGTGGGACCGAATATCGCCGTTAGTGGGAACATCACGGCCAAGGGGCTCGTGAGTTCCACCAACAATACCACAGCGGCCGGCCCGACGAATTCGGGCGTCGCATTGTCTGCCGCTCCCGATGTTGCCGACACGCTCTTCTTTGATGCTTCGCAAACGGCCAACAATCGCACCTATGAGATCCTGGGGTTTCAGGGTGGCTTGAACTTCCGGTTCAAAAACGATGCGGGTAACTCGGCCACGACATGGCTCAAGGCATCTGGCGGCCAAGCGGCTGGGATTACCGGGATCACGTCCAACAGCGGTTCCGGCGCTTGGGTGCATACTGGCGCGTTCGCCGCGAACAGCTTGCAGTCAAAGACCGTCTTTACCGTAGCGACATTGCCGACATGCAACGCGGGCGCCGAGGGCACGTTTGCCGCGGTGAGCGATGCCGCGGCAGCGCCCGTCTATAATGCGACTGCAGCGGGGGGCGGTAGTGTCCATCTGCCTGTCTATTGCAACGGCACGAACTGGACCAATCATTAAATTCGGCGGGTAACCTCATGAACCTACACGGTATCGTGGCGCCGGCCATCGGCGCGGTTAACCCGTTTGTCTCTGCCACCATGCAGGTCAGCACGGGGTATACGACCAATCCGGACGGGTCTCGTGTCCCCACCTATAGTACGGTAACCGGCCAGGTTCAGGTCCAGGCTTTGACGTACAAGGACCTGAAGCAGTTGGAGGGCATCAACATGAATGGTGCCGCCCGTGCCATCTATTTCTACGGCGAGTTCAATGGTGTCCTTCGCGCCCGTCAGAAGGGCGGCGATATCGTGACACTCTCGGATGGTCCGAACGTCGGGAAGTGGCTCATCGTGCAGATGCTGGAAACCTGGCCTGATTGGAGCAAGGCAGCCGTGGTGTTGCAGACGGATTGATCGATCATGACATTGCAGCCACCGTCACCCACGCAGTCAAATATCTTGACGGCGCTACGATCCTTCCTGCTGGCCGTATTGCCGGCCGGGACGGAAGTGGTGCAGGGGCAGGAGAACCGCGTGCCTGAGCCGATCGGCGATGATTTCGTGATCATGACGCCGTTCCTTCAGAACCGTCTGGCAACGAATATCGACACCTACGCCGATGTCTCGTTCACCGCCTCGATCGCGGGAATGGTGATGACCGTGACGGCGGTAGAATTTGGCGCGTTGGCCGTGGGTCAACTCGTGTTCGGCGTCGGCGTTTCTGCCTTGACCACGATCACGGCATTGGGGACCGGAACCGGCGGCGTGGGTACCTATACCATTTCCGCCACGCAAACCGTCCCGAACCGAAAGATGGCATCGGGCAGTGAAACACTGCTCCAGCCCACCCGCGTCACCGTCCAACTCGACGTTCACGGAAACAACGGCGCGGAAAACGCGCAGACCATATCGACCTTGTTCCGCGACGATTATGCGGTGCAGGCCTTCAAGGCATCCGGCTTCGATGTCTCGCCCCTCTATGTGAGCGATCCGAAGCAACTGCCGTTTGAAAATGAAAACCATCAAATCGAAAGCCGCTGGGTGATCGACGCCGTGATGCAAGCCAACCAGGTGCTGGCTGGCCTTCCGCAACAATTCGCAGACGAGCTCGATATCGCAGTCATCGATGTCGAAGCTGCCTATCCCGCCTAATCCATCTTCATAGAAGGAAGACGACCTTGACCACGATCCCAGCTTCGGCGCTTGTGAACGTAATCCCGAACGTGCTGAACGCCGGCGGCAATGCGCTCGTTCTGAACGGCCTCATCCTGACCAGCAACTCTCGCGTTCCTGCGGGGCAGGTGCTGTCCTTCCCGAATGACGGTGTTTCCGTCTCGACCTACTTCGGCCCGTCGGCCAAAGAAGTCGAGATCGCGGACATCTATTTCAACGGATTCAATGGCTCGACGCAGAAGCCTGCGGATATCCTGTTCACGCAGTATAACCCGGCGGCGGTCGCGGCCTATCTGCGCGGCGGCCCCGTCAACACGTTGACCATTCCTCAACTCCAGGGGCTTAGCGGCTCTCTGTCGATCATCGTCGACGGCTACACCTACAGTGCCGCGAGCATCGTCTTGTCGTCGGCCACCAGCTATTCCGCCGCCGCGACCCTGATCAAGACCGGCCTGAATGCCAGCCTTCCAGCCGCAGCCAGCTTCACCGGCGCCATTGCGGCAGGGACTGCATCCGTGACGGCTTCGATCGCCGGCAACGTCATGTATGTCACGGCGGTATCATCCGGGACCCTCGTCCCCGGCGCCATCATCTCCGGGACCGGCGTCACGGCAGGAACCCAGATCCAGTCGCAGCTTTCTGGCACGACCGGTGGCGTCGGGACTTATGCCGTGTCGCAGACGCAGGTGGTCGCCAGTGGCACGATATCGGCTACCTATGGCACCTTGACGGTGTCTGCCGTGGCTTCCGGCACGCTTTCCATTGGCCAGACCATCGCTGGCGGCACGACGGTGGCCGGTACTCAGATCACGGCTCTCGGGACCGGTACGGGTCTCACCGGCACCTATATCGTCCAGACCACTCAGACCGTCGTCAGCGGCGCATTGACGGCGACCGGATCAGCGCTCAATGTCACCTTCGATTCCGTGTCGGGCGGCTTCATCATCACGTCCGGCTCGACGGGTGCGCAATCCACGATCCAATTCCCGACCGGCACACTCGCTGCTCCGATCTTCCTGACCTCGGCGACGGGCGCCATTCTGTCTCCCGGCGCGGCTCCGGCCTCTCCATCGGCGTTCATGACGAACATCACGCAGGTGACCCAGAACTGGGCCTCGTTCATGACGATCTTCGATCCGGATAGCGGCTCTGGCAGTGTGCAGAAGCAGGCCTTCGCGACGTGGACCAACGGCAAAAACAAGCGATATGCCTATATCGCCTGGGATACGGACATCACCGCCACCCAGAGCAACAATGCGACGACCAGCTTCGGCCACATCATCAAGGCGGCTGAAATGGACGGCACGTGCGCGATCTACGACCCCGCGAATGGCGTCGATATCGCGGCCTTCGTCTGCGGTACCGCTGCCTCGATCGATTTCGAGGCGACGAACGGGCGCATCACCTTCGCCTTCCGAGGTCAGGATGGTCTGACTGCCGGCGTGACGACCGCGACGGCAGCCGACAACCTCATCGCCAACGGGTATAACTTCTACGGCGCCTATGCCACGGCCAACCAGCAGTTCCTGGAATTCCAGCCGGGCGGCGTTTCCGGCGAGTTCCAGTGGCTTGACAGCTACATGAACCAGATATGGCTCAATAACGCACTTCAGCTCGCACTGATGGAGCTGCTGCAGAACATCAATTCCGTGCCGTACAACACCGCCGGCTATGAGTTGATCAAGCAGGCCTGCGCCGATCCGATCAATGCCGCCCTGAATTTCGGCGCCATCCGTGCCGGCGTCACGCTCTCGTCGCTTCAGGCGGCGCAGATCAACACGGCGGCCGGAACGAAGGTCAGCGACGTGCTGCAAATCCAGGGATGGTTCCTTCAGGTCAAGGACGCCGCTCCCCAGGTGAGACAGGCCCGTCAGACGCCGCCGTGCAATTTCTGGTATCTCGACGGCCAGAGCGTCCAACAGATCACGCTGAGCAGCGTCCTGGTTCAGTAATCACTTCCGCAAAAATCTAGGAGACCATCATGGCGACAATCACTTCCGCCAATGCGATCGTCATGCTCAGCATCCCGGGGCTGTTCGATGTTCCTCAGCAGATCCAAGGCTTTTCTGCTGACAACATCTACACCCAGGACACGCTGGAAGTGACGCAGACTTCCATGGGCGTAGACGGCAAGCTGTCCGGCGGTTTCGTCTTCACCGCCGTCTCGCAGACCTTCACGCTGCAGGCGGATTCCCCGTCCAATGTCATCTTCGACACATGGGCGCAGAACCAGCGCTTGCAGAAGGACGTCTACGTCGCCCAGGGGCGCATCACGCTTCCCTCGATCGGGTTCCTTTACGTCCAGACCAAGGGCTTCCTGGTGAGCTATCCGCCGCTGCCAAGCGCCGCCAAGACGCTCCAGCCCCGCGCTTACCAGATCCAGTGGGAAAGCGTCGTACCGCAGCCGAACTAAGAGGTGATCTTGTGGCTCGCAAGGAAATCGATATCACGATCTCGGAAGGAACGCCGGAGACCAACCGGGACTTCGGCAAAACCTTCCATATTCGTGAGATGTCAGCGTCGCAGGCAGAAAAATGGGCAGTTCGTATGCTCATGATCGCCACGAAGTCGGGCGCCGACATCGGGAATGCCGAAGGGCTCGGCATGGCAGGCATCGCCATGCTCGGCGCCGAGGCGGTGATGAAAGCCAATTTCGGTGAAATCGAGCCGTTGCTCGACGAGATGATGGCCTGCGTTTCCATCAAGCCGGATCGAAACAATCCGAACGTGGTCCGTGGTCTGATCGAAGACGACATCGAAGAGATCAAGACCCGCTTCGAACTGCGCCGCGAGGTGCTGAAGCTCCACATGGGTTTTTCGCAACAAGACAGCGGATCGACGCAGACCGGGTCGCCGCCCCAGGAAGCGCCAACGTCATCGAATATCCCAACATTCCCCGAACCATCGGTGCGGTTCTCTCAATCTCCCAAAACAAAACACAAGCCCTGAGGGACTTGGACGAGCATCTGTCGGTCGAAGACGTCTACGACATTCTCGAGGTCGCGACGGTCGACGGATACAATATGCAAACGCTGAGAGAAGCGGCGAAGAGGAGGGGCTGACGTGGGCACTGTCATCGACAGCCTCATTGTAACGCTCGGGCTTGACCCGGCCCAGTTCAACAAGGGGCAGAAAGAGGCCGCCAACGCCTTCATCAAGACGCAGCAGCAGGCGGAAAAGTCCGGAAAGCTGATCGAAGATTCGGCCAAGAAAACGGCCAATGCGATCTCGTCTGTCACGCGCGAAGTCCTGTCGCTCTACGCAGTGTTCCTCGGGGCGCGGGGCATCAAGGAATTCGTCCAGGATCTGACGCTCGCCGACGCGGCCCTCGGCCGGTTTGCGCGCAACCTGAACGAATCCCCCCAGACCATCGCGGCATGGGGCAATGCCGCCGAGCGCATGGGCGGTTCCGCCGAGGCGACCGCCGGCTCCTTCGAGCGTATCGGCAAGGCGCTCTACGATCTGCACCGCAATGGCCAGATGCTGCCGAAGGAATTCTCGCAGCTCCAGGCCCTGACCGGTCGGCGCATCGACACGGAACACGGTGTCGATCGCTTCCTGAAGGATACCGCCGGCGCATTGAAGGCCATGTCGGCCATTGATCCTGCACAGGCGCATTTTCTTGCCCAGGGCATGGGGATCGACGACGCCACCGCCAACGTCATGATCAAGTATGGCGACGCGATCGGCGCCTACATCGACCAGATCAAGAAGCTGTCGCCGACGGGAGACGCCATCAAGGCGGCTCAAGACCTTCAGGAGAAGTGGAAAACCCTCCAGCAGACCGCAGTGGCGCTGGCGAACACCATCCTGTCGACGCTCGGTCCCGAACTGTCGAAACTGCTCACGCAGATGACGGATTGGGTCACCAAGAACAGCGACTGGCTGCAGAGCGGCATTGTCGAGGCTGTCAAGGATTTCGCCAACTATCTGAAGGGCATCGACTGGGCCGCGATCGGCGATGGGCTTCGCACCTTCGGTGAGGACGCCCACAAGGTCGCCGACGCCATAGGCGGCATAACGACGGCTACGGAAGCGTTGTTCCTGCTTTGGGCCGGGAGCAAGGCGCTTGGCGTCATTTCCTCATTGAGGACGGCCGTGGCGGGAGGCGCTGCGCCGGCGGCAGCTGCGAGCGGTGGCCTCTGGGGCCTGTTGGGTGGCCTCAGAGGTTTGGCCGCCGGAACGACTGGCTTCGCAGCTGCGATGACGCTGGGCCGGGGTGGCGAAGTGCGGCCGCTCAATGATCGCATGATGGAGCTTTTCCTGAAAAGCCACGGCACGAATATGATGCCGGGCACCGGTGGATCGACGCGCGGCCGTTACCGCGGCGATGGGATGCAGCCAGATCGGGAACGCAGCCTCAACGACTTCCTCAACGGTTCTGTCGACGGCCGACCGGTCTCGAAGTCCAACCCGCTCCCCGTCACGATCTCCGACAAGGATTCGAATGGCGGCGGGTTCTGGGGAAAGGTCGGAACGGCGATCAGCTCATTCTTCGGTGCCGGCAGTTCTTCGGGTAGCGAAAACAACTCGTCGGATTCACCCCTCAGGGCAACCGGTCCATCGGCCGGCGTCCGGGGATGGTGGACGAAGGATCGCCAGCAGCACGCTTACGATCGTCTGACGAAAGAGGCGGGACTGAGTGATGCCGGCGCCAAGGGGCTTATCTCGCGCTGGATGAACGTCGAGGCCTCAGGCGGTCCGTCGTCCCGCAATTCCATCGGCGCATGGGGCATTGCTCAGTGGCTCGGCGATCGCCAGAAGGGGATCAACGGAAACTCGGATTACGATGCTCAATTGGCGCATGCCATCAAGGAGCTGAACACCACCGAAAGGAAGGCCGGCGACGCGCTCCGAAACGCTAAAACAGCGGCGCAAGGGGCAATCGGCGCCAGCATGTACGAGCGGGCCGAAGGGTATAATCCTCTCACCGGCCGTGACAACTTCACCGGGCGCACGCTGGGCGGAATGGCCGGCATCGGCGATTATGTTGGTTCGGTCCTGTCGGGATCGGCTCTTTCGTCGATCCAGAATGACCATCGCGTGACCACCTCCAACTCTTCGAACGAAATGAACGTCGGCACCATCAATGTGAACGCGCCGAACGCCACGGACTCGAAGGGTATCGCCAGCAGCATCACCGACAGCCTGTTTCGGCAGACGTTGGCGGCAACGGCAAACTACGGACCTCGATAATGGCATTTCCGGTCAACGTCCCAAATGTTCCCGGTGTGCCGTCGGTCCTGTTCGCGGCCGGCGCGGGACAGTTGCTGAGCTTCCTGACCGGGGACGCCGCTGGGCTCTTCCTCGGAGCGTTGTTGCAGCAGCCGTGGGGGATCTATTCCGGCGGGGTACCGGTCATCCTGTCCGACAATGTGGTCAGCTTCGATTACCGGCAGCAGTTTTCGATATCGGATTTCCCCGTCGAGCGCGGGGGATTCCAGAGCTATGACAAGGTTCAGATCCCCTTCGATGCCAGGTTCCGGTTCACCGCCGGCGGGTCGGAGGCGAACAGAACTGCCTTTCTCGCCTCGATCGCGGCCGTCATCGGCGATCTGAACCTCTACACCGTGGTGACGCCCGATGCGATTTATCCCTCGGTCAACCTGACCCACTACGACTATTCCAGATCGGCGCGGAACGGCGCCGGGCTGATCACTGTCGACGTCTGGGGATTGGAAGTCCGGGAGACCGCGACGGCGGCCATGTCGAGCACACAGAGCCCAACGTCGGCATCTCAGGTCAACGGGGGCACTGTCCAAGCAACGCAGGCGAACTCGCTGCAGCAGGCGCAGGCAGGGTCTATCGCGTCCCACGGCGGACGGCAGGCGGGATGAGAAAATGCTGATCGTTCCGCTCCAGCCGATCCCCAACCAGACAGTGACCGTCACTTTGAACGACCAGGTGACGCAGTTGAACGTCTACCAGACCGTGGGCGGCCTGTTCATCGACGTGCTGGTGAACAATGTGCTGATCATTGGAGGCGTCATCTGCCAGGATCTCAATCGGATCGTCCGTTCTCTCTATCTCGGGTTTTCCGGCGATCTGGCCTTCATCGATAATCAGCCGGAGATCGTCTACGGCCAGAAGGTCTACAGCGACCCGCATTATTCCGGGCTCGGGACGCGCTTCGCCCTGGCCTATCTGTTTCCGGGCGAGCTTCTGACGAACGAGGGTTAGTTTCCAACGCGGGAGAGGGCATCCTCGGCCATCAGCTTGATATCGCCATAGCAATGGTCCTCGGCATAGCCCGCGGCGACACAGTGGTGGACGTAGGATTCCACAAGTGGCGCGCAGCTCATGGCAAGGAGCGACGTGCTATCGCCGCCCATCATCTTGATCTGCCGCAACCGGTCCTTCTCTCCGAGAGCATTGCCATAGGAGCACTTCGCGAAGGCGGTGGCGTTCGTGATCATGTTTTCCATGTCCTGGTTGGCGCCAGCATGGGCATGATCGATGCACGAGGCGACGAGGATCATAACGCCGAAGGCTGCGCATCCGATCATAAACCGGGTGAGCTTGGGAAACAGGATCGCGAAGACGATCAGAACGAGCAGAAGGCCGATGAACATTCCGGAAATGTGTACCTCTGGCCGGCAATAAGCAAGATGAGGCGCGTGGTCCGACATGTCATTTTCGCAAAAACTAATTAACGTCCAATTCAACTTGGCGAACGGCAAGTTCGAAGGTGGCGGAAATACCGCAAGTGTCAGCGGCTTGCGAGTGTCGGCTCACATAACGAATACAGGCGGGGCGTCCCAAAGCTGGCTTGAGGCAGCCATCTACGGCCTGCCGCTTTCGCTGATGAACCAGCTTTCGACGGTCGGCACGCAGTCCTACAAGATCTATCAGAACAGCATCACGGTCGAGGCCGGAGATACCGAGACCGGCATGACCCTAGTGTTCGGCGGTGAGATCGTCACGGCCTTCGTCGATGCGCAATCCATGCCTCAGGTCTGTTTCCGCGTCACGGCAAGACCTGGCGCATTCCATGCGATCAAGCCGGTGACGCCGATCAGCATCCGCGGTTCGGCCGATGTCGCCGGAATGATGTCGGGCCTGGCAAAACAGATGGGGCTGGGGTTTGAAAATGCCGGCGTGACGGCAAAGCTCGCCAACCCCTATTACGCCGGGACAGCGCTCCAACAGGCGCTGACGATCGCAAAACATGCGGGCATCGACATGATCATCGAGCGCAACACGATGGCGATCGTGCCGCCTGACAAGGCGAGGGAGGGCGAGGCGGTGCTCATCTCTCCGCAGACGGGCATGGTCGGTTATCCTGCGTTCAATCAAGCAAATGTTCTGGTCAAGGCGCTGTTCAACCCCTCGGTCACCTATCTCGGGTCGATCGAGGTCAGGAGCGACCTCACCCCGGCAAACGGAAAATGGAAGGTTAACAGGCTGGAATATGAACTGGATTCGATGGTCCCCCAAGGGAAGTGGTTCATGCTGATGGAAGGCGTCCAGATCGGGCAGACGGTGCCATGACCGAAGGATTTTTTGGACAGCGCGGCATAACCGACTCCACGTCGGAAACGAATGCCATTCAGTTTCTCATCCGGCAGGCGCTGGGCGAGGTTCGGACAGCCATACCGGTCAAGATCATCGCCGTGCATGGCGGCGGCGTCGGGGCGGCTCCTACTGTCGATGTCCAGCCAGTCGTCACCCAGATCGATGGGCAAGGCAACCAGACGCCGCACGGCATCATCTACGGACTGCCGGTCTCGCGCAGCCAGGGCGGCGCGGCCGGGATCATCATGGACCCGGTGGTCGGCGACGTCGGGCACATAATCATAAGCGATCGGGACACCTCGGCGCTGCGCTCCAATGAGGGATCGCAGTCCAACCCAGGATCGTTTCGCATGCATGATCCGGCCGACGGCGTCTATCACGGCGCCATGCTCAATCCGGTGACGCCGAACCGATACATCAACCTAAACGGCCCCGGCATCGAGATCTCCGACGAATTCGGGAACACGATCATCACGGGGGCGGCTGGAATTATGATCAACGGCGTGCTGATCACGCGTGATGGCAAGGTCACGGCGCCGGACGATGTGATCGCAAACCCGGGGAACATCTCGCTCGTGCACCACGTCAATACCGATGTCGTCGCTGGCGGCGATGATTCCGGACCGCCAAGGGCAAGCTGATGCAGACGCTTCTTCTCGACACGGTGTCATGGGATCTGACGGTCGATACTGCCGGCAACATCGCTGTTGCTAGCGATCCATATTCTCAGGCCCAGGATGCGGCCAGCGCGATCCGGACGTTCGAAGCCGAGGTCTACTACGACACCACCCTCGGGATTCCGTATTTCCAACAGGTGCTCGGCTATGCCCCACCTCTGTCGCTGTTGAAGGCTTACTTCAATTCGTCCGCTCTGACGGTTCCTGGCGTCACCAACGCTCAGTCGTTCATCATCTCGTGGCAGGACCGCACGATCCGCGGTCAGGTGCAGATCAAAAACGATGCCGGGCAAGTCTCGGCTGCAGGGTTCTAATCATATATGGCAACCTCAGTTCCCCAGCCGTCGTTTGGCCCGACAGGCTTCATCATCCCGTCCTCAACGACCGTCCTTGATGGCGTCACGGAAGATATCAATGAAGCCTTCGGCGGCAATCTCAACCCTGGTCTGAACACGCCGCAGGGGCAGTTGGCGTCGAGCGAAGCAGCAGTCGTCGACAACGTCAATCAGACGTTTCTGTTTCTGACGCAGCAATTCGATCCAGCCTATGCCTCGGGGCGCTATCAGGATGCGCTCGCGCGGATCTACTTCCTCGAGCGCAATCCCGCCCAGCCGACCGTGGTCCAAGCGCTGTGCACGGGCCTTGAAGGCGTCACCATCCCGGTCGGTGCGTTGGCCCTGGCGGAAGATGGCAATCAATACCTATGCACCGAATCCGGTACGATACCCGCCACGGGCAACATCACGCTGACCTTCGAATGCACCATTGTCGGTCCGGTTCCTTGCCCGGCCGGGACGCTGAACCAGATCTATCGGAGCATTCCCGGCTGGGATGCCATCGAGAACGTGTCGGATGGCGTGCTTGGGAACGACGTCGAGGGAAAGGCGGCTTTCGAAGCGCGGCGAGCTGCATCGGTGGCGCTGAACTCGATCGGCTCGCTGCCGTCGGTTCTCGGCGCGGTCCTCGATGTTGAGAACGTCATTGATGCCTTTGTGACAGAGAACGCCACCAATAGCCTGCAAACCATCGGTGGCGTTTCGCTCTATCCGAACTCTCTCTATGTCGCGGTGGTCGGTGGGGAAGCCCAGGACGTCGCGAGAGCCATATGGTCTAAGAAGGCACCTGGCTGCGCCTATAACGGCAACACGACGGTGACCGTTCTCGATACCAGCGCGGGCTACGTGCCACCATACCCGGCCTATTCAGTCTCCTTCGAGATCCCGGAGCCACTGCCAATCCTGTTCGCCGTCGATCTGAACAACAGCACGATGGTGCCGGCCGACGCGGCAACGCAGATCCAGAACGCCATAATGAGCGCCTTCGCCGGCAGCGACGGCGGCCCCAGAGCCAAGATCGGGACGACACTCTATGCCAGCCGGTTCTATGCCCCGATTGCGGCGCTCGGATCATGGGTGCAGATCATTTCGATCGAAATCGGGTCGGTCAACAATGTCGCCGCCGCATTCACCGGTTCGATTGCCGGGACGACGCTCACAGTCTCCGCCGTCGCCTCCGGCACACTGGGGGTCGGACAGACGATTTCGGACACGACCGGGAACCTCGTCGTTGGAACGAGGATAACCGCGCTGGGAACCGGTTCCGGGGGAACTGGCACCTATACCGTGTCGGAGACCCAGACCGTCGGCTCGGAAAGCATGAAAGCCGCCGTGGCAAACCGTTTCGATATCGACGTTCGGATCGATCAGGTGCCAACGGTTTCCGCCAATGATATCGTGGTGACGCTGAGCTGATGGTTGATACAGGTCCGCCATATCCTCGGCCGCCGGCCGGCGTTCCGAACGGCATAGGTCAGTTCGAAATAGGCGTCAGCCCGATCGGGACGTATCCCGGATTCGACGTTTGGCAGACGGTGATCTCGCAATATGCGAATTCGCCGATCCTGACGCAACTGATCCTCAATATCGACGCCTATCTCGACCAGGCCGTCAATCTCGACATGTTTTATGATTACATCATGAACGTGTCGACAGCACAGGGATATGGTCTTGATGTCTGGGGGCGGATCGTTGGCGTCAACCGCGTTCTTCAGGTCCAGGTGGGAGAATGGTTCGGTTTCGAGGAGGCTTCTCCGGGTGCAGATACATTCGGGCAGGGGGCATTCTATAGTGGGGCTTCTCTTACCAGCAATTTCTCGCTTTCTGATGAGGCATACCGCACCCTAATTTTTGCTAAGGCTGCGGCAAACATCACCGATGGATCAATACCGGCGATCAACCAAATCCTTCTCGGGTTATTTCCCCATCGAGGCAATTGCTACGTCGCCGAAGGTTTTCATACCGGCGAATGGTTCGGTTTCGCGGAATCGGTAAACGCCCAAGGGTTCAATCAGGCATCGTTCTATTCCGGGGCTACGATCAGCACCATGACGATGTCCTACGTCTTCGAATTCCAACTCTCGCCCGTCGAACTCGCGATCGTTCAGCAATCCGGCGTTCTTCCGAAGCCAACCGGCGTCTCGGCCTCTGTCGTCATAATCTAGGAAAAATCAAATGAAGATCTCCGACATTCCGTCGAAGTTCCAAATTCCTTTTGCGAACGCTGCGGGAGGCGGCTTTATAAGGCCAATCCCCGAAGCCTCTCAGATTGGCATCCAGAATGGGGCCGCGTCGCTGACTGACGGGTTTCCGCCGCTAAATTTCCTTCCAGTTGGGGCAGGTGGTGTTCCGCCATTCGGACAGGACATGAATGGCATTTTGAACCAATCGACGGCCTGGAACCGCTGGCAGGGTGCTGGCGCCCAGGTCGTTTACGATGCCTCGCTGTCAACAGCTATCGGCGGCTATCCAAAGGGTGCGCTTCTTGCGAGTGCCACTACCGCCGGCCTGCTTTGGCTGAATACCGTCGATGACAATACGACAAACCCGGATAGCGCTGGTTCGAATTGGGTTGGGATCGCCAATATCCCTGGGGTCCAGAATGACGCTTGGAACTGGGCAGCTACTTTCGGTGGAACAACAACAGCCCTGACAGCGACGCTCGCACCCGTTCCTACAGCTCTCACGGCAGGCCTGCGTGTTCAAGGCATAGCCGCCTCGAATAATAATGGATCATCGGCGTCTTCGCTCAATGTCAACAGCCTCGGTGCGAAGTCCATCGTGGTATCCGGAGGCGGCAATCCTTCGTGGAGCACTGGGGACATTCTGAGCTTCGTCTACAACGGCACAGCGTTCTTCTTGACGACACAAAGCAGTGCCCAGACTGCGGCGATTGTCCCGACAATACAAACTGCCCAGGTGATCGGTTCCGTCAGCGTGTTGATCCCGTTCAATACGATTACCACACTCGGATTTTCGGCGTCAACGACAGTATTTCTTGACCCATCCACTACCTATTCCGGGGGTGTCCTGACCGTTGGGCCGAAGGATGCCGGCACTTGGAGCGTATCATTTTGGATCAACGCCCAGAGAACCGATAGCACGGTATTGTGGGGCTATATCTACAAAAATGGCTCCCAATATGCCGTCAGCGGCGATACCAGCGCTTCCGCCGGCTCCCCCTCCGGTATGAATGCGACAATCTCCATCGCACTAAGACTGAACAGCGGGGACAATATTCAAGGCCGCGTCTTCCAGCAGAATGCTTCATCTAACTCCCAGACTATTCTGGGCAACATGGGCCTCATAAGGATGTCAGCATGAGTGACGGTCAGACGTTAAAACTTAATCTGGATGATGTCGCCAAAATTACCCATGCCATCGATATTGACCTCGGTGCAGGCCCCGGGTGGCAGGCCATCTCTGGATTTCATTACGACACTGAAACTCAAGAACTCTTTGTTCCCCGAGAGCTTCAAGATGCTGTTGCAAGGGCCATGACAGCAGCGAACGTTCAAGGCTCCTGATTCCCAGAGGATTCGATATGTTTAGATTTGTCACTCTGGCAGTCGCATTACTATGCGCGCCAGCAGCATTTTCCCAGTCCTCTCCCGGCTTTAGTTACGGGCAGGTTCCGACCGCCGGGCAATGGAATTCGTATTTTGCGGCGAAGCAGGACACGCTTGGTTACACGCCAGTCAATCGCGCTGGCGATACGATGTTCGGGAAGCTCCGAACCGTTGCCCCAACGGTCAGCGGCGCGGGTTTTTCTCTGCTTCCAGGTATCGCTCCCACCTCGCCGGTGGACGGCGATATGTGGGTGACGTCTGCCGGCCTGTATGCCCGTATTAACGGCGCGACAATAGGGCCTCTTTCGTCGACGGTCGGAACGGTCACTAGTGTCGGGATCAGCGTTCCTGCCTATATGGCTGTGAGCAATTCCCCCGTGATGAACTCCGGGACCATGGGGCTCTCGTTCTCTTCGCAGAGCCAGAACCTCATCTTCGCGAGCCCTGGCGCATCGAGTGGCGCCCCGACGTTTCGCTCTCTGGTCGGTGCCGATCTTCCTACCCCATCGGCATCATCACTTGGCGGCGTTCAGTCGGTCGCCCCCGCGGCATCCAACTGGATAAGGTCGATCTCGACGGGCGGTGTGCCCTCACTTTCACAGCCAGCCTTCTCAGATCTTTCTGGCACGACGAATGCCGTTACGAATGCCATGCTGGCGCAGATCACGACACAGACTTTTAAGGGCCGAACGACGGCAAGCACGGGCAATGTCGAGGATCTATCCGCCACTCAAGCTACCGCGATTCTGAACCCTGTCGTCGGCGACAGTGGTTCCGGTGGCACAAAGGGGTTGGTTCCAGCACCGACGTCAGGCGATGCTGCAGCGAACAAATTCCTTAAGGCAGATGGCACTTGGGCCGTGCCGCCGACAAGCGGCACGAATTCCGGATACATTTTTGGACTGACACTCTCGAATGATGCAACAGATTCGACAAATGATATTGATATATCTACCGGAACAGCAGGAAGTGATGCGTCAACATCCGTTCTGATTACGCTTGCCTCCTCTCTCATTAAACGCACTGACGCAGCGTGGGCCTCTGGTACGAATCAAGGTGGCTGGCTCGATGGCGCATCCATGCCAAACGGATGGGGATATGTTTATCTTATATATGGAGGTACTTGCGGTGTTGATGTTGGATTTTCTGCATTATTAACGCCAACTCTGCCAGTCGGATGTAATACTGGGAAGAGACGTATTGGAGCCATCTATAAGGCGGCAGGAGTGCTTCAAGGATTCCTTCAAGATGGCGATTATTTTTGGTATACGGGCGCTTTGATAACGGATGTAAACACAAATGTTCTTGGCACGTCGCCAACTGATTTTACGTTGACTGTGCCTCCAATTGCTGGAGTAAAAGCAATTTTACAAGGACAAATATCAAACGCGTCCACTCTTAGTTTAGCATTGAATGGAAAGGGATTAACTACAGGTGCAACCTTTATGCGCGGCCCTGGAGGATCGGCTTTGGGGTTGTCTCAATTCGAAATGCGCGTAAACGCATCTGGTCAAATCACCGCCCAAGCAGGAGCGACAAACACTACATTAAACCTATATACGCTCGGCTTTGTCTATACGCGAGCACGATTCAACTAATACTCTGATTTAAAGGAGAGAGGGACATGAGATTCTTGAAATCAACATTCTTGTCAATTGCCATGATGCTGACAGGCATCGTGAATGCTATTGCTGGCGGTCCTGATCATTGGAGTACTCGGGCATATGTCGAATATGATCAGTCTTTCATTGTCGGAACCGGGCAGGTATTGATAATCGGTGATAGTATCACCGAAATGTTCTGGTGGAATATATTCGGAAATCATTTCATTTTGAACGCAGGTCAGGGTGGCGCTGGAATAGACCAGGCAATCGTCAACGCAAATGGGATCGCACCCGTAGCGCTTCCTCATGTTTCACTGGTGATGATTGGCATCAATGACTGTCAGATGCCGACTCCTACGACTGATTATGCCGCCTGGGGTGTGAAATATGCTCAACTTCTGGCAAGTCTAAAAGCCAGCAGCACGAAGGTATTGGCGGTCTCAATTCTTCCAGTGGACCCGACGGGGTCACTTGCTCCAAACTTTAGCACAACCTGCCAGATGAACCTTAACAGTCAGGTTGTTGCCAAGGCCGCCGCCGCCGCCGTTCCTCTTGTGAATGCCAACTATGTCTTCGGCAACCCGGCTACTGGCTATTCAACCATGCTTCCGGGCAATTCCATCGATGGCGTACATCTTAATTCCGTAGGGCAGACCAAAATGTTCAACATGTACCAATCGGCAGTGATGTCCAATTGGTAACGCCGGCCCTTATGTAGCGAACGTACCTATACCGAGGCGCACTGAAGCGCCGATCTGATCCGACATTGCTAACTCCTTCGCACCCCGCCTCCTCCGGAACCGGGTGCTTTGCCACGCCTGAAAGGGCAGTAAAATCCAATGAACCGCAAACCCTTCTTTGACGCGCTGCGTGGCGGCGCGCTGTTCCCGCATGGTTTCAGCACGAACCAGACTGTAGGTTTGACCCGTCTGCTCGACGTCTGGGAAAAATACTTCCCCAGCGACCCTATCGCTGATCTCGCCTATAATCTCGCCACTTCATATCATGAGACGATGCAGACGATGCAGCCGATCAAGGAACTTGGCTCCCGTTCCTATTTCGACAAATACGAGCCTGGAACAAAACTCGGGAAGATGCTCGGCAACACGCAGCCGGGGGATGGCTATCGATTTCGCGGCGAGGGTGATGTTCAAAACACCGGCCGGCGAAACGCCAAATTCGCTTCAGACCGCCTGAACAAGGTGTTCAATCTCGGGATCGATCTCGTCGCCAACCCAGACAAGCGCGGCGACCCCTTCGTTTCCGCCATATCCTTGTTCCTTGGAAACAAGGAGGGATGGTGGACGGGCAAGGATCTCCACGACTACATCGATGGCATGGACGAAAGTGCCGACGAGGACTTGCGCGAGTTCATCGAAGCCAGGCGCGTGGTCAATGGAACCGACAAGGCCAAGGCCATTGCCGGGTATGCCGTGCAGTTTCTCGCGGCGCTGAAAAAAGCATCCGCTTAACTCCCCACAACAAAGGATAACTCCCATGCGATCGATCGGATTCGCCGCCGTAGCCCTGTGCCTGGCACTCAGCTCCTGCGCCAACATCCAGACGGCTTACGATGCTGTCACCACATCCACCGTCCCGGCCAAGTCCGTCTATGTCGCGGTGAACGCCTTCAACGTCGTCGAGACGGCCGCCACTGGGTACATCACCTATTGCACGCCGAACCCGACGCCGGTCGGCTGCAATGACGAGGTCATTCAGAACCAGATCGTCCCGACCATCGACAAGGGCGTCACGGCGAAGAAGACGCTCGTCACTTTCCTCAGGCATCACCCCGGCGCGCTTGGAGACAAAGGCGTTTACGACAGCCTGGTCACCGCGACGTCGACGCTCCAGACCCTCCTCGCAGCCAACGACAAGCGTTCGTAACCGGAGACAACCACCATGGAAGCCCTCGTCCTCACCATTCTGCAGCTCATTCAGAGCCTGCTTTCCCAGATCGGGTCCAACAACACCGCCGTCAACCAGATCATCGCCGCGCTGGTGCAGATCGTCCCTCTCGTGGTCAATCTCAGCACGCCGATCATCAATTCAGTGAAAGCCATCATCACGGCGCTGCAAAACAGCGGCGCATTGACGGATGAGCAGATAGCCACGCTCGAGAGTTTGAGCGATGAGATCGACGCCGCATATCAGGCCGCGGTTGCCAACTATCTGGCCTCAAAAAAAAAGCTGATCCCAGCGATGACAGTGACGGTATCGGCTCCAGCGGTTCAGCCGTCGCCCTCGGTCTCGCCGGCGCCGGCGGTTTCGGAGTGACCCCGATGTCCGACACCAAGGAACAGGTCACAAGTCAGGTGGCCGCCGCCGTCGCGGCCACGGTCGCCAAGCCGGAAGTCAATGCGGAAATGTCGGCGGTACCGGCGATCGTCAATGCACTCGCGCCTATCATCGATCAGATTGTGCATTCGACTAATTCCGAGCCGTTCTACCAGTCCCGCGTCTTCTGGGGGTCGATCATCGCGCTTGTCGCTGCGGTACTCGGAGCCTTCGGCATCGCTTTCCCGAGCGATCTGCAAGGGCAGGTGCTGACCGCCGTCATGGCGGGCCTGGCGCTCGTCGGGCCGCTTGTTGCTCTCTACGGACGATTCAAGGCGAAGAAGCCCATCGGCTCATGAGCGCCAGCTTCGTAACGTTCCTCATCACCACTGCCGCTCTTGCCTGTCTCATCGGGCTTGAGTGGCTTTCTGTCTTGCCATGATCGGAGAAAAGCCGTGGCCGTCCTTTCCTTCAATAAGCTCCGCCAACTCTGCGGCAATCCTCAGCTCGATGGCCAGCAGATGCAGACGATCATCGATAGCATCTTCAAGCCGCGGTACATCGTCGTGCCGGATACGACGCTGACGATCGGCGACGATCACCGCGGCGCTATCCTGCGCTTCACCTCCGCCTCAGCCATTACCGTCACTCTGCCGACCACCTATACGAACGATGACGGCTTTCTCTTCGGCTTCATCCAATACGGTGCAGGGCAGATAACCTTCACGTCGGCCGGTACGATCCGCGGCGGCGTTCATTCCTCGGCGCAGTATAGCCAAGGCGCCGCCGAACTTCTGGATAATGGCGAATGGCTGATGACGGGAGTTTCGGCATGACGCTTGCTCTTGGGCCGCAGCGATTTGCGCTGGTTACGAAAACCGGCGGGGGCAGTGTCCCCACTAAATTAATACGACCTTTCGGTGGAAGGTTCGCATATGCGTCTGCCTTGACGGCTGACCCTGCGAAGAACATGGACCACTCTCGGCCGCCGATCTACACCAACACCACAGGCGTCACCCTTACAGAACTTCGTGTCCTGTTCTGCAATTGGGTGGTGACGGCCTCCTCGGATAACTTCCCGACCAATCAGAGCATTATCTGGAAGGCCGGGTTCCAGGCTTCCAGCCTTACAGCAGCCTCGAAGGTTCCCGGCACGTCTGTCACTATCCCGGCAGGCGGCTTCGACTATTCGATCATCAGCGGCTTGAACATCGCTCCAGGCGATCAGTTCTACATCAACTGCCGAGCCGAGGGCACGTTGAACAAGCAGTTCCCCCTATCCTTTACGAATAACTCCCCGACGAGGCTTGCCTATTTCGGAACGGACACGGGAGACTACACACTCACGGGCTCAGGCCTCCAGCCTACTGGTGGCGGTAACGGCGTTATTCCGTTCGCCATTCTCGGCAATGAGGTTGGCCTATGGCAGAAGGTCATCGGCCTTTACGGCGACAGTATCCAAATCGGGGCCACGGGCGTGGGCTTCTCTGAAAACGCGTGCCTTGATGCCGGTGCGGCCTGTATAAATCTCGCCGTGTCCGGCGCCCAGATCAACGGGCAAAACCTCACAAACCGTCATCTTATCGCGCAGGCGCTGGGCGTTACGATCGCCTACACCGACTACGGGATCAACGATCTCGTGATCGGGGGGCGAACGGGCGCTCAGGTCATTACCAGCCTGAATGCCTTCTGGACCACGTTAAAATCCAAGGGCTTCACGGTTATCCAGCACACGATCTCCCCCAAGTCCACGCAGATAGTAGTCGGCCCTGACTGGTCCGCATCAAACCAGACCACGACGGCCTACAAGCCCGACATCGACACAATTAACGCTCACATTCGTAGCGGCGGCGCCGGTTTGCTGGATGGCTATTGGGACTATTCGGACGTGATGTCCACCAGCCGGGATAGCGGCATCTTCAAGGATAACTACACCATCGACGGAACGCATCCGTCGGCAACAGGCGCGGCTGCAGCCCGGCCATCAATGGCGGCAGATATCGCGGCGAGGATCGTGTAGCGGCCTTGGCCGCGTAAATCGGGGATCGCGACGAATGATCCAGCATCGTTTAAGTTATCCCATCTAATCAGACCGTCGCTCACCAGCGGCGGTTTTTCTTTTGTCAAGCGGCCGGCGCCCTAGCGTGAGATAATAGATGGCATCCAATGACGATATACTCCGAGCCCTCGGTCGGGTCGAAGGAAGACTGACAGGCATTGAGGAGAGCGTTTCCCTCATTCGTGAGGATCTCGGCGACGAGAAGGACAATGCTCGCGAAAGCCGAGCGGTGATCCATCGGCGCCTAGATGAGCAAAGGCAGCAGATCCACTTACTGGACAAGGTGGTCGAGATCAGCAGCGGCGTAGATGCCACCCTGCGTGAGGAGATCAAAAGCATCAAGGAGACCGTCGAGAAGAATCACGAAGCGGTCGCCCCCACTCTCGAGGAGTGGAAGAAAATGAAAACTATCGGCTACGGAATTTCAGGGCTAATCGCCTTCGCCGGCCTGACCGTCGGCGGGGTTGTCGCCTATATGAGCGATGGCGCCGTGGCCTGGATCAGGCACTGGCTGAAGATCAATTGATTGCTAAACGAGCGCAGATGATCAGCCCGCAATCATTTCGAGTTCAGCGGCCGGTTGATCTTGAATTCCTCCGGAAAGTGCTCTTTGCACCACCAGCGCACGGGCACCAGTTTAGACGAACTGTTGCCCCAACTCCCCCACTTATCGCAGCCTTCCACTTCGCAATAGTGGACGTGCATTTCCGGCGCCTTGGTCAGTGTCGGTCTATCGGTGTCGCTCATCTCATTTCCTCATTCGTCGGCAAGGTAATATCCAAATCGCAGTTTTCCTGCCTTCGCTCCGCACGAGGAGCACTTCAGGCGCTTTTCGACATCCTCAACATGCGAGTGCCGCAGGTTCTGTGGCAGATCTTCCTTCGAGAATTCGCGCTGCTGCCCGCAAGCCGTGCACTCCGCCATGATAGCGAGATGCGCCGGCGTGACGTTGATGTAGCCCGGGCTCCAATCTTTTATCGCCTGAAACCGCCGCTCGGGGATGCTCATCTCGTATTCCTCGCCATCGTCATGAACCTCGGATCGCTCTTCGGCAGATAGGCGATCGCCACGCGCCTGCTGCCGCAGACCGGGAAGCGCATGCGCTGCGACAGCATGGCGATCGGGAAGTCGCGCCCCCGCGTCGCCACCAGCGTCGCCACATCGAGCGAGTGCCGCCAAAGGCATTCCCGGACGCTCTTCAGCCCTTCGCGCCTTCCCCAGGCGCAGCGCGCGCGAATCTCCCATCCTGCATCCATTGCCTCGCCGATCGTTTCGGCCATGCGTCGTCATCCCCTTGTGAGGTCCTTCCTGCCGCCTTGTTGATGAATGCTCCGCCCGAGCGATGTTCCTAATATGTTCTCACTGGCTGGGGAGTCAATAATCAATCTTGGTCAATTGCTTTTTAGGGTGTTGCTGTTGCCATGGCGGCATGACAAAGCCGCCTCGAAAGCCTGCCCAGCCGCTGCTCGGTGATGCTGAAGCACCGATCCGCAGCCGCCCGCGAAAGAAACGTGATCCGGCCCAGCCTCAGCTCACTCTCGATCCAATGCCGGCGCGCATCGATCCGTGCCTGGCGCTGCTGAAGCCTCGGCCGCCGAAAGGCCGGCAATGGTCTTTCGAAGTGAAGTGGGATGGCTACCGTCTGGCCGTTCACATCGAGCCGACGGGTATTCGGATCCTAACACGCGGTGGCCATGACTGGACAACTCGCTTCCCCGCTATCGCCGCCGAGGCAAAACGCCTTCCCGTATCCACGGCGATATTGGATGGAGAGGCAGTCGTGTTCGACGAGCTGGGCAGGTCGGATTTCGGCAAGCTTCAGCAATCTCTCGGCGGACGGGGAGGGAAGAGGACGTCGCAGGAAGCGGTCTTTCTGGCTTTCGATCTCCTCTATTTCGATGGCCGTGACCTCACCGGGACCGAATTCTCGGCGCGGCGCCACCTCCTCGAGGGACTTGTGCCAGCCGGTGGAGAAGATGCCATTCGGTTGTCCGAGGAGATCGAGGCGGACGGAGACGTCCTTTTGCGCATCGCCTGCGAGCATGGCCTTGAAGGGATCATCGCCAAAGACCGGAACAGCACCTATCGCAGCGGCCGCGGCGGCGAATGGCTCAAGATCAAATGCATCCAAAGCGATGGCTTCGCGATCGTCGGCTATGAGAAGTCGACAGCATCGTTCGGCGGCATCGGCCGGCTGCTGCTTGCCGCGCGCAAAGGAAACGAGCTCGTCTATGTCGGGGGAGTGGGGACCGGCTTCAACGAACGTTCCGCCGACGAGCTCAGAGAGCAGATGGACAAGCTGATCATCTGCAAGCCCGCTGTGGATACTGGACGGAAGCGAAATGCCGTTTTCGTCCGCCCCAAGCTAGTCGCCGAGATCGAATATCGAGCCTGGACGCATGACGGCAAGCTGCGACATGCCTCCTATAAGGGGCTGCGGGAGGAGCAGGATGAGGCGGGGGTTTATCAAATCGGCGGCTAATCTACAGGGCTCTCGCCTGATAGAAGCCAATGCCGATCATCAAAAACGAAGTTACAAACATGACAAGTATCAATGTACGCACGAGGAGTTGCCCCAAAGGAAATAGATGTCTCAGGACCTGATTCTTTCCCTCGTACTTTTCTTTTCCGGCCCGGTCGATTAAGCCGAATGTAATTGAGCCCGTCCCGAGCATGAGAATGCCAGCATATCCAAACAGTGAGTATTGGATGAATTGGTCCGCAGCTCTCATGTACCCGGTTGGCAGTGGCCGTTCCGACGCGCCAAGCTTCATCCAAAAGGAATAAATCACAAGGACAGTTATTGCGCGAGTGATCATGGCGACATAATCAGAAACGTACTTCGCCGCGTTGAAACGCTGCTTTGCGTCTCCAAACATTAAATCCTGCACAAATTTCAAAACTTCTTTCACTTAAAGCTCCTATGATCTGAGGATCCGCTCTGCAGATACCTGCGATCCGGTCGGCGGCGTCCCGGAGGAGCACAGTCGTTTCCTTGGCGGCCGTTGCACTTTGACGCGAATCGCTGACGTCGTGCGCATGGGCGGCGTTTAATCCACATGTTTATGCACATGAGGTTTAGGACGTTTCGTCGACATCGCCGTCTTCGTCCAGATCTCCAACTACTCCCGCGCGAAAATCCTATGCTGTCGGAACGCCGATCGAGAGGCGTTTCCGGAACGTTCAGCAAACAGCTATTCAGAATGAAAAAAGGACGGCATTCAGAATGAAAAGTCTTGCGCTCATTCTAGAGCTGGTCTAAATCGCGGCCACCACACGATAATTTTCGATGTCGGTCACAGGTGAGGCCTCGTGGCGGAGTGGTGACGCAGAGGACTGCAAATCCTTGTACCCCGGTTCAATTCCGGGCGAGGCCTCCAACAAATTCCACAACAAAAACAGCGGCTTAGCAAAGGGCTCCGGACTTCCTGGGCCTTCCATGTGCCATTCATGTGCCGCAAAATTTTACCAACAACTACAACGAATTTCCGCGAGCTCTTCTGGCTCCCGGCAGCTCCGTGCGACATGCATGCAACATGCCGGCTGCCTAAACCCCGGCCGTGGCTCTATTTTTTATCCTTCCGAGTTGTGCGATCCTTCCCCTATGCCCGCGCCCTCGAAAAGAACGCCGTCCTCCGATCCGCATCGCTCCCTGCGGGCGGTGATGGTCGCGAATCCCTATTTCGCCCCGGCGCATGACGGCGACGTGAGCAACCCCCGAACCATTCCGGCGATCGTCAACATCCGGGAAAGTGCCATCACGATGCTGGCCTCGCGCGGGCGGATCGACGCCGCTCAGCTCGCCGCAGCGACGAGGTTCCGCGCCTTGTGGGAAGCGATGTGCCGGAGCACGCGGGCGATCGATTACGGTCGGGAGCCGGTAGATGGCGGCGGTCATGCGGACCCGATCAGCCACAGGCAGATGCATGCGGCCGAGGAGCTGCGGCGCGTCCGACCTCTGCTCGGCGAGAAAGGCTACTGGCTGGTGTCCCGGATTTGTGGCGAGGGCTATTCTCTCGGTGAGATCGTCGGCCCAGGCGCCAGCAAGAGGGCCAAGTTGAAAGCCGCCCGCGACCTCCGAGAATTCCTCGATCTGCTCTGTGAATACTGGAACCTGTCCACGCGGCGCTGATGCCCTGCCTTGCCTCCCACGGGGCCGCCAGCGCGTTTCGTCGGCAGGGCCGGGGGAATATGCTCCGTGCCGAACATCGTCGTCTCTGGCGTCCTACGTTCACGTAGCCGTTTCAGGGGAAGACCCGCTATGATACTGATTATCGCGACTTCTCATTAACGGAGCAAAGCGGGTGAAAAATTTACATGAAGAAGTCCGCTTCTTTGTCTGGGCTTGGTTGGTCCTTGCGCCTTGCTGTGCGGTACTGTTTGGCGGAACGATACTTTATGTCAAAATCAATGACATTGATCCGTCCACGGTCGCGGATGTCTCGTTCTTTTGGCCGGTGATGCTTTTCGCTTTTCTGACGATTCTTCTCCTGGTCGAACTGGGGTCCCAGTCAAAATTCAGGACCGGCTTTTTTACGGCATGGCTTCAGATGGCGATGGGAGAAATTACAATTGCTGTATGAGCGTGGACGGCGAGACAAGTAAACTCAGCAACACCAGTCGTTTCGCCGCCGCGCGGACACCTGGGGCCTTGTTGCAGGACTAAGGCCATCTCCGCGCACATCACGATTTCGACTTCCGCCAGCCGGCGGCCCAAGCTTCGAATTCCGTGCAGAACCATCGTTCGCCATACTGGGGGCTGATCTTAGTCTGTGAGTAATATTTCTGCCCCGGCACGTGAAAGATGCGCTCGCCCGTGTCGATGGAGACGTTGCCCTTGATTCGGCACGATTGTCCGGCGCCGGCAGAAGCGGTGAATGAGGCCAGCATGTCGCTCGCGGTCCAGCCGCCGGCCGCGCCGAACGCGATAGCGCCGATGACCAAACCCGGCGCCCTGAGCAGCACCGATTTCTTTTGCGGAACGCGATAACCCTGACGCATGTCCCCATCTCCGACATGGGTGGGGATCGTATCCGCGTTGGCGCCCGGCGAACATCTCTACAAAAGCGGTATCTGGGCCGTCGCCGCAATCCGCCTTTGTCCAGGCCGCTCAGGGTTATCAAATTCAGCCAGTAAACTTGATTTCAGCCGATACCAGCCGGCCTACGCTTGCCGACGCCGGCCGGTATTCTCCAACATTCTGTGTAGCACTGTGCCAACGTGGAGACTTAGCCGACCCGTCCCCTTTGCGTTGGCTTAGCCGAATGGCAACTTTGAGTGATAGAATCGACGTTACGAGTAGGCTCACCACCGGCGCGACGATGGAAACGTATGTGCGCCGTGCCGACCGTTTTAAGGATCATGCCGGAGATGGTTTTCTGTAGAAGGTAGACGCAACATGGTACTCTGGCCCCACCCACGAAGATCCGACTGGGATGATCTTTCCGATTTTGTGGTCCACTTGACGCGGAACAACGCTGGCATCAATGCCGCCTTCAATTTCGTAGCGATACTGAGAGATGGTCGGATCGAAGCTCGTAACAGATTCGGTATCGGTTACGCCTTTGATCAGTGCCCCTCAGCTGTTTGCCTAACTGAGACACCGCTGCACCAAATGATCCGTATCGCAGACCGCCGAAGCGTGTTTGGCATCGGATTCCTGAAGAGTTTTGTTGCAGAAGCAGGCGGTGGCCCGGTTGGGTACTTATATGGCGACCGGCAAACAGCAGCCCGAAGTTTGATGCGGGAAGCCATCGACGATGCCGAAAACCCGATTTGGAAACTGGCTCCGTTCCTAGATGGGCCGAGGCAGAATTATAGCTTCGAATGGGAACGGGAATGGCGAGTTCCACGAGAACTTGCCTTCCAACCGGAACAGGTTTGCTTTCTCACCGGACCTGACGACGAGCACGACAGGATGCGGGAGTATTTTGAACAAGAGCACCGGGAGAGCGATTTCCCCAACTACCAGATGCCACTGATCGACCTGCGATGGAGCCGAGAGCGTATGCATGAGGAGTTGGGTAGACAATAACAGTTGCGTCGACAACGGTGACGTTCTGCACAAGAAAATCAGCGATAACGGTCTTTATCGCTACCTTGCATATGTAACGCGCGTTCATTGGCAGCGAGGCGGCAGATAGCGCGACCACCCAAACCGGCTTCGAAGGAGGAAGATGATCGCCCGGAGCGCCACATCGTCGGTACCGGCGGCAAGACGGAGAAGATGGCCGACAAGAGCGGCTTCAAGCTTGGCGGCGCCGACATTCAGCTGCTCGCGATAGTATCGCCTCAACGTTTTCGGATCGATCTCCATCACGCGGCCGATTTCGCGTTGGGGGATGCCCTGAGAGGCAAGCATCTGGACGATGCGACGGTCGCTTGGAGTGGGGATATGCGGAGGTCGTCCGGGGGTGGGTTTCGGGTGCATCATCCACAGGCGGGAAAAACCGTCCTCGATGTTTTGTGTCGGCGAGAAAAAAATCTCCAGATGAGGTGGACGCGGGTCTTCTGGCCGGCGGCCATCTTGGCACTCCCACCCCCCCCCGCTGGTTCGGTCCAGCGCGAATCGTGCTACTGGTTCGCTTCTAGCACGATCCTCTAGGCAGGACGCTGAGTTACTTCGCCATGACGGAAGAGCTTACCAAAATCGCAGACGAAATGGCTGGGCTGCTCGGGTTCTTCGTTGACAGCCGAATGTCCGGCTTGATCCTCCCATCCGAGCACTCATCCACTTTCGTTGCCCTAGCTCTTGAAGCAAAGTCTATGATCGAGGAACAGCTCGGCCCAGCCAACAGCTACTCACTGAATTTGATCCATGCTGTGAATTCCGGCGCTGGCGGCTTCGCAGACGGCCCGTCTTATGCTTCTGTGGATGAGACATCGAAGGTCATCCGCGCGGCAGTTCGCACTATCGAGCGCAAGCGAGTAAGGCCGCCGGCTTTGCCGCCCGGTTCAACTCCCTACGTTGATCCAGCGCGTGTCGTCGCGCTCCAAGCCATCAGTAAGGGGCCGTGGGACTTTACGCGGCTTGTGGAGCTTTGCCGCGAGATCAACGTAACCGCTGCTAATCGGTGTCATATGTCAACGGCGATGCTCCTTCGCACCATACTCAACCATGTACCTCCCGTGTTTGGCTTTAACGCATTCGCAGAAGTAGCCAACAATTACGGCGGAGCCAAATCGCAGAAGTCCTTCAAAGCTTCAATGCAGCGCCTTGAGGGTTCGCTCCGCAATATTGCAGACATGCATCTTCATTCCCCGATCAGAGCACGTGAGGACGTGCCGACAGCCGTTCAGGTGGATTTTGCAGCCGACCTTGATGTTCTACTCGGCGAAATAATTCGAACGGCCGGCGTTCAGACAGCCTGAGGAATGCCATTATGCCTCCTTCACCAGCGCAGCAACGTTATTGCAATCGCGTCGAGGGCGCGTCGGGCTCGCTGAAATAACGATAAACTGCTCCGGCAAGCATCGCGCTCTCCTTCTCCGTCGGCGCGCGGCGGAATGTGCGGAAGAATGCCTCGACGACATTCTTGCAGGTAGCTTCGATCTCCGAGCTGGTCATGGTCATTCCCTTTGTTGCCGCGCCGCGATGCGGACAATCGGCTTGCCCTTGGTCGTGCCGGCCTGAGCTTCAAGAAGCACAAGGCGGGCTTCCAGTGCGTCAAGGCGGGCGGCCACGGGTGACAGGTTCCGTTCGAGATGGCCCGTCACGATCTGGACGATCTCGGCGCCGAACTGTTTGCCGTCAAAGCTCATCTGCGTACCCTCCAATCAGCCCGACGCCAGAGTGGGCCATTCGATACCTGACAAAACGGCGATCGCGTCGTCGGTCCCGGCAGAGACGCCGAACAAGGCGGAGACCTTCACGGCGATGGCGTTGGTTTGCCACAAGCTGACAAGGTTCGTGGCTGTCGGCGTGACCGCGTTATTCGTCGGAGCATCGTTGATTTCGAGGGCGGCATGGCGCGAAATGTCGATCCCGAGGCTCTCGATGTCCGCCAGGATGCGGTCGCCGTCGAGGAGGATGAGCGTGCCGGGGCTGACGCCGGCCGAGACGGCGAAAGGCAAGTTCAGGAACTCCGAAAGCCCTTCCGGCGAGGCGCTTCCTCGGCCGTCATTCAACAGGGAAATGCTGTTCGCGACGTCGGGCGAGGCGATCCAGCAGAGCCGGCCTTCGCCGGTGTTCACCGCATCCAACATCTGTTTCAAGTCAGCAGCATGATTGTCGGTGGCGGCGAACGACGGTGTGGCGGATGTGATGAGCGTGCTGAGGGCGCCGACGTCGAGCGCCTTTGCGACCGCACGGCGGAGCTGCCGGCTCAGAAATGCCTGGGCGGCGGCCGAGGCGTTCTCGATGACTTCCCTGGACAAGACGATGATCGCGTCGGCCTGTTGCGGCTGGAGCTGATCGCCGTTCAACGACATGCGCGAGACCGGCCGAGCTTTGCCTTCTCCGGTCACATCGGCGATGACGCCTTCGGAGATCGAGCCGACGCGGGACCGCAAGGGAGCCCTTGAGATGACGCCCAGATCGAGCAGGGCGGCGAAAGCGCTCCGGCCGCCAAGACCCTGGAGGAAAGCGGAACTCGCGGCTTGCATGTCGGCCAACTGCCCGGCCCATGCCGGATCGGCCAATGTCCCGGCGGCAATCGCCGCTTTCAAAATCCTTTGGGCCGGCGCCGGCATGCGAAGCCGGTCAGCTATGTCGCCGATCGGCGCGCCCGTCTTCTCGGCGACGGCGAGAGCTCGGACGAGGGCCAAGATTGTTGATGCGTGTTCGTTCATTTCGGGAACTCCTGCTTTGACCACAAGGGTGCAGGCCGAAACGCTCATGGGGAAGGACCTTAAACGCTCGAAACGCTCACAGGGCATCATTCCCGGTGTGACGGCGGAGGCGCGGGATCGATACGCGAAGGCGACCGCCGCGCTTGAATCCTATGCCATCCTCATTGGCCCACCGGCGGATCGTGGATTTGGAGACTTTGGCCCGTTGAGCGGCGGTCCCGGTGTCGATCAGATTATACTGCGCGAAATCGTCATCAATGACGTCGGGGGCCGGCGCCGGTTCCGATCCCGCGCCGGCTATTTTCTCCCGCAATGTTAGCAAGGCCGCGATAGCACTGTCGAGTAGGGCAAGCGCATCGGCGGTCGTCATGATCGCTCCTCCTGAGGGATCGCCGCCCAGACTCCTAAAGACCGGGCGGCTATCTCTTGCTGTAGTGATCAGGCCGACAGGTTGGCATCGACATACCGAAGGAATTCGATTGCAAGCGGATCGCCCTGCTCGGCTTTCCGCTCCGCGTGCTCGATCACGCTCGCTCCCAGGTCCCCAATATCATCAAAAAGGGGGGCGAAACGAGCGTGCGTCTCCATCCGCCGTTTCCGTTCCTCCATTCGTTCCTTGAGCACGTGCAACCCTTCTTCACCGGCTTTCCTGAACTGCTCGTTAGTCGCATGGCCGCATTCGCTGATGAGCTGCCGCCGCATTTCCTCAACATCCTGGTTGTTGACGAAAATATCGACCATGCGCCGATGCAGGGCCATCTCCGGCGGGAGCTTCGAATAGTCAGGCGGCATTTGCGGTTCAGCGGATGCCGGAATATGACCCATCATCCGGCCCGCTCGGATCATGCCGCGCACCGCGTTATCTGCGACCTCGCGAGCCAATTCCGGGCAAGCCACGCGAAAGCGTTTCATGAGTTCGAGGTCACCGCAGTAAGGCACTCCGTCATCCGTCGCCTTGGCCATGATGTCGGCCAGCTTGCTCCTCTGCTCGCTGTTCAGCACGTTTGTCATGATCGTCTCCTTCCTTGCACCGGCGCCGGGACTGGCGCCTTTTCATCTCTCATTGAAAGTCCGAAACTCCCGCCGCAACGCCTCCTCGCCGGTTCGCGTGCCATGTTTGCCATGAGTTTGCTTTTCCAGTGTTCGCGCGCCGCGCGCGTATGACGCCCGAAATGGAAGGTCGTGGCACACGTGGCACCGAGGCGTTTAATCGAACTCTCCATAGCGTCCTCCCCGAGCTGGCTCGGAAAGTCTAAGCCCGTAAATACCCCGCATTTTTTGAATCCTAGCGGACGTGAATCCACGCGCTTCGAGCGCCTGTTTGAAGCTCTTCTGCGAGCCTGCGGTCTCGCCGGATCGTTCCGCCCAGCTTTTCCAGGACGCATAGAGAGGGGTGGTGCCCTCGAACGCTTGCGGATCGCGCTGGCAACAATCCTCCATCCAAGCACCAAGAGCGTCCTCGGCGTCCAGATAATGGGCGGTTGCTTCCGTGACCGCTCTCGGTGGCGACAGGCCGATACGCTGCCATTCGAGGCAACCTTCGATCGCCCAGGCGAAAATCCCCGGCCATTCCTCCTTGAGTTTTTCCGTCAGGGTTTCATCCCGCTCCTCGGGCGGGATCGTCACTGTGAAGGGGATCAGGTTGAAGCGACGGCGGATCGCTTCGTCAACGGAGCGCAAGCTGGGCTTGTGGTTACCGGCGATCACGAGCTTGAACTGCGGCTGGTATTCGAAAAAGTCCTGCCGCATGAAGCGCGCGGCTATACGGTCGCCGCCGGTTAGCGCCTTGATCTTCGATTCCGCCCAACGGCGTCCTTCTTCCGTCTCCACCGCCGTCACCAGCCGCGCGCCGCGCAAGCCGGCAAGCTCGGTGGGATGACGGTCACCGCTAGACGCGACAAACGTCTCGATGGGTGCGCTCCTGCCGTAATCACCGACAACATTCATCAGCGTGTCGATGAAGACACTTTTGCCGTTGCCGCCGTGGCCGAACAGAAAGAACAGCGCGTGTTCGCGGGTGATGCCGGTCAGGCAATACCCCGCCACCCGCTGGAGGAAGGCTTGCAGTTCCTCGTCTCCGGCCGTGACGCGGGCGAGAAAGGCGCGCCAGAGCGGGCAATCCCCACCGGGCGCCACCGTTGAGATTTTAGTCAAATAGTCGCCCGGCGAGGCAATGCGGAGCCTGCCGGTTGTCAGATCAACAACACCGGCTGGCGTATTGATGCTCCAATTATCTCGATCCCATTGATCAATCGCTGCCGCGATCCGCCGGTCCGCCCGGATCAGTGAGGCGACGGCTGCCACGGTTTTGGCACTGGCGAGCCGCCGCCGAACCTCCTCCTTGCCATCGCAATCTGAGGCGAATTCTCGGCACAGTCGGCGGCACTGGTCGTAAACACCGAGCGTCTTGTCCGCTCGCCAGACCTTGCCGTCCCATTCCATCCACTGGCTCCAGGCAGCGACAAATCGGAGATGAAAATTGTTCCGGTTGGCAAATTCAAGCGCCAGGGCCTCTTCCGAATAGGCTGGCGGAGCGGGTTCCTCCATTCTGTGCGCCTGATGATACACATCGAGTCTGATAGCTCCGAACTTTGGTTCGTCGGTCATGACGTCGCCCCCTCACGCCTGCGCAGGATAGACACCTGTGGCATCCGCGCGGGCCGCATGTGCCGGGTGTAGACCGGCAGGAGGGCTTCGTGGACGGCGACGCGCGGGCAATGGCGAAGTTCATCAAAGGCGCGCCGCCAATCGATGATCACGACCCCGTCGCGGCCGGCTTTAAGCCAGTGAAGGGGGCTCCTGTAGACATGAAGGCAGTGGCCGAGGGAATAGGTTCCGGCATTGTCGACTGCCTGCTCGCCCAGCGCGAACGCTCGGCCCGTCCAGCGCGCCAGCTCATCGTTTTCCGGTCGCCAAAAGCAGATGTCTTCACACTCGCGGAAAGCCAACCAAGTTGGGCCGCTACGGTCTACTTCGAAGAAGCCGTCATGCCCGCGAAAGCCATGGATCAGACGGATCGGCTCGGGCTCAACAATCGCCGCTTTTGATACACCGCAGGCGATTAGCCAATCGATGTGGCGTGTCAAAAGCCAACCAAGGGGCGGCGAGTCGAAATAATCTAAATCAATTTTCGTCATCAGCGGTCTCCATTCGGAAACCACCGCGAGTTGCGCGAAGCTGCTGGCTAGGGTATTTTCCGAACGTCCCCGAAGACGCCCATCACCCCATGCAGCCGCCGTGCGAAAGTGCGGCGGTCATGCGGCATCCATGAAAAAAGCGACTAGCTTGCCGCGCTCCGCGACCCATCGGTTGCCGACCTTCTTGGCCGGGAGCTCGCCGCTGTCGAGCATGTGGAACGTGGCCCGCTGGGACCTGCCAATGAGTTTCGCGATGTTCGCCGCACCCCAGACAAGTTCTAGAGGCGGAGCGGAATCTTTCGTAATTTCTTCCATTGGATGATTGCCTCCTGTAATATCCAGAGGATATGATATATCCAACGGATAGGTTTGATAGTCAAGCCGAAACATATCCACTGGATAGGTTTAAAGAGAAGATATGAGAAATGGCCGAAAACAGAACGAACATTGACCAGTTTCAACTGCGACTTCCGCCTGGGATGCGCGAACGTATTAAGGCGGCGGGCGATCGTAACGGCCGCAGCATGAACGCCGAAATCGTCAGAGCGCTCGAGATGGCTTTTCCGGAGCCTGTTTCGATCAGTGCGCGCCTTGAGGAACTGCACCATCTTTTCTCCGCGATGAGGAAGATTCGCGGATACGGCGGCGCAATTGACGTGATTACGGAGGAGATCGTGAACGCTATTGAGGCGGGCGCCGCCGGTCGCGATCCAACTCTGGATGAAGACGCTGTGGGTGAATTGCAGAAGGCGCTACTCAAATGGAAAGGTCGGCAAGATGCCGACGTGGCCGCACGCAAGAGAGCGGTAGACGAAAAGTACCAGTCCAACGGCGAGGCCGATAAATGAGCGTCCGCAAGCGAGAATGGGTAACACCGAAAGGCGAACAGAAATATGCTTGGGTCGTTGACTATTTCGACACGGGCGGCAAGCGCCGGCTGAAGAGTTTCACAAGGAAGAAGGAAGCCGACCAGTTTGCCGCCACGGCTGCCGTCGAGGTGAGGGCAGGGACGCACGTTGCCGACTCAGCAAGCGTGACGGTCGAGAAGGCCGGGTCACTGTGGATCGCCTCTGGTGAGAATGCCGGCCTTGAGCGCTCGACAGTCAATCAGCGCAAGAGTCACTTGGAGCATCACATCGTGCCGATGATCGGTCAGGTGCTCTTGTCAAAGCTCACCGTGCCGGCCGTGCGCGACTTTGAGGATCGTATGCGGAAAGAAGGCCGATCACCAGCAATGGTGAAAAAGATTCTGACTTCGCTCGGCTCAATACTCGCGGACGCTAGTGAGCGTGGGCTTGCAGCTCGCAATCCGGTGCGAGATATCAAGGGAAGCAGGAAGGGCCGGGACAGGCGGCAGGAGAAGCGCCAGAAGGGCAAACTTAAGGTCGGAACTGATATTCCAACCCCTGCGGAGATCAAGGCGCTCCTCGGCGCCCTTGAGGGCAACTGGCGCCCGCTGTTGTTGACCGCAGTCTTTACAGGCATGCGTTCGTCGGAGTTGCGCGGCCTGCGCTGGCAGGACGTCGATTTCAAGCGCGGAGAGATTGCCGTCCGTCAACGGGTGGATCAGTTCCGGGAAATGGGGCCACCGAAGTCAGAAGCTGGGGTGCGGACCATTCCAGTGCCGCCGCTTGTCGTCAACACTCTTAAAGAGCTGAAGCTCAAGCAGGGGAACAAGCCTGTCCTTGTGTTCGCCAATCCCGATGGTGACTCGCGCTCACACTCGAACGTCGTCAGGAAGGGCCTCCAGCCGGCGATGGTGCGGGCGGGCGTAACGACCGATACCGGTAAGCGTGACAAAAATGGCAAGCCGATCCTCAGGGCCAAGTACACGGGCTTGCATGCGTTGCGCCACTTCTTCGCAAGCTGGCTGATCAACCGGAAGGAAGACGGCGGTCTCGGCCTGCCGGCAAAGATGGTTCAAGAGCGCCTCGGACATGCTTCGATCGTGATGACGATGGACACTTACGGGCACCTGTTTGCACGCTCGGATGACGGAACAGAGCTGGCACAAGCAGCGAACATCCTGCTCAGCTAACTGCAACATGTATGCAACACGAGGGCAGAAATCTCTTTAAAAACAATAGGCGGCAAAAGCCTGCAAATCCTTGTACCCCGGTTCAATTCCGGGCGAGGCCTCCAAAATTTTCCCACATGACATAGTCGGTTAGAAAATGCGGCTCGCTGGCGGTGCGGCGTCAGTGCTTGCGACGGGTCCTACCAGACCTGCGGACCTGGCGAAAAATCGAACTGCGCCGGATTGATTCCCGTGAGGCGGGAGAGCGCTTTCAGACCGCCCTTGCGGATTTCCGCGTGATATTCGGGATCGCTCAATTCGGATCCCCCATCGATTTCGGCGCTGGCGCCGAGCAGCCGTCGCAGGCCTTGCGGCGAAACACGGGTAATGCTGCGAATGTCGCCGCTGCTGTATTTGATCAGCAGCAGTTGGACATTGGCGTTATAGTGAAGCGCTTCTATGCCGCCCGATTGGATGAAAAAGGTTTGCAT